AAAATATATGATAGTTAATTTATAACAAAAAATTATCAAAAAACAATATGTTCGTCTATCCACTTTTTAATTCTGTTATTTGTTGGTTCAAGTATTTTATTTAGTCCGTCAATATAGACATCAAAACTACTATCATTTTTAATGATAACATGTAAAGTATTGTATATAATATTGTATATTTCTTGTGTGTAAATATCCGTTATACGAATAAAAACGTCATCAATGTTCTTTACTTCGAGAGAAGATGGGTCTCCAACTACATCCTTATTTGGTGGGCAGTTATCGCCTTCTGCTGTATGCATTTTTTCATTTTCCAAAAATGGTTCTTGATCGGGAGAATTATCGCGCAATATTTTTTGCATCGCTTTTGACTTCTTATCTTTTTCCTTTTCGCGCCTTGTTCCTCCCCCGCTAAAAGATTGTAAACCATGAGATGCAACAGATGCAACAGATGCAACAGATGCAACAGATGCAACAGATGCAACAGATGCGTGAGAATTGGATAAATTCGGTAATTCATAATTCTCAAATCGTTTTTGGTAAAGTATTTCGTTGTTTTTATTACCGTTTCCATCGCTTTCTAAAATTGTTTTATACATCTGAAGTGTGTGCAAAATATGGATTTTATCTGTTTGGCTGTACGTTCGAATTAAATTTCCTATTCCTATTTTTGCTAAATCTATCAAAAGGTCATATAATTTTTTATTTTCTACATTTGTTTTCGAGTCGTTTAAAAAATGATAGAACTTTTTGAATCTGTAAAAAATATTAAATAAATAAAATAAATCTTCTTGAGTATCATTATTATACCACCTTATTACCGGTTGTGAATAATTTGGAATCTGTATTTGTAATATATTATTGTGTATTGTTAACTTTGTACCAATGGGTGCAAAAGATAGATAACCGATTTGCAATATTGCCTGAAGAGGCTCTAATATAGTTTCAAAACGTTCTTTCTTTCTTTTTGTTCTTATTGAGCTGTAAATAAAATTTATGGTTGACTGCATGTTGTTATTGTTGTTTACTATATATCTAAATACTATATAGTAAATACTAAATATATTTAAATATAAGTATCGGCGAATATTATTATATTACATAATAATATATTTATAAGTATATTTATAAATAAAATATAAAATAATATAAAATGGATGCAGTATATAGTACGTTGCCTTCTATTTCCAAAAAAAATGTAGATGGTATTATATTAGTATTATCGTGTCAAAAACATAGAAATACGCGACTCAAGGAATTTTCTTTGCGTAAAACAAACTACGACAACTGGGAAGTAATATATGTAATTGGCGACTTGTTTTTAAAACAAAATTATAAATTAGATGGCAATCTGTTATATATAAGATGCGAGGACTCATATTTACACCTATTGAAAAAATTAGCATTATCCATTAAATCGTTAAAAGAGTTATTTACAATAAAAGAAGGCATTTTAAGATGCGGGGACGATTTAATTTTTAATGAAGATAATTTAATTAAATTTATTAAATATAAAAAATTTGATTACTGGGGTCAGTCGCCATCTAAACAAAATTATAAGTGTATTGATAAAAATAGTTTAAAAAATATAAGGGATGACAAATTTATGGTGTTTTATTATAATAAACACAAAGAAGATTTTTCAAATCCGCAGCATGGTATGATGAACATGAATATCACAACTCTTTCAAAATATACAATGCGCCCCAATATTTATGGAGCAGCTGGTGTTATTTTTTATTTATCAAATAAAGCGTGCGATATTGTTATCAGTCATATGGAACGAATAAACTTTGACGTACTTAGTTATGATACATTTACTAAAAGTTATCCATATACAATCGAAGACTGTGGTATATCATTTATAATGTATTATAATAATATTGATTTTACCGATGGGCAATTTTTTTACGACACTCCACATCAAGACACTATTGCTAAACACACAAATAAATATAAGTAAGTAAAATATAAGTAAGTAAAATATAAGTAAGTAAAATATAAGTAAGCAAAATATAGTAAGCAAAATGTATAATTAAATTTTAACTATACATTTTTTTATTTTATCATGAATTACTCGTATCATGAGTATCTAATATATCTACTTCAGATGATATAACGTGATTTGTAATATTTTCTGGTTCGATTGGTGAATTTAATTTATTTATATTATTTACATTATATGCACTACTACCGCAAACATATACACCATTCGTGAAATTGGAACTTTTATTTTTCAAAAATGCATTATTATTATTATTTTTTAAAAAAGAAATAGGCGTTCCATCATCATATGTAGTCGACAAAAAAATATTATTAGAAGAGAATAGTTTAACAGAAGAAATATCATGCTTTTCGCACCATGCTATAGATTTTTGTATATGTAGCTTTTTCATTGAGTCGACTTTATCATAATTGTTGCGGTTTGTTATTATATTTAATGTTGTAATTATATTTTCTAATTGTCTCTGACCAAGCACTACATTTATTTCTTCAACTTTATTTAAAAAATAGTAGTCATGATCAATACTGAGTAGTCCACAAATCTCATCAGACGTATCTAGTTTTGAAAATTCCCTACAAAACGCATCATATAACATGGATGAATCATCTAATAAAAAATTCTTACATACAATATATTTTTCCGAATTTGCCAACCTACTTGTATGAGGCTTTGTTATATAAACTTCATTATATAAACATGATAATAAGTATAACATATCTACAGTAAGTTTCGAAAATATATCAAATATCTTCAAAATAAAATATCCGCCCTTTTTTTGCATAGTTACGGCATATATAATTTCAGCAATCAGCAATTTACTAACAAGTTTTTCCTGTTTATTAAAATCATTTGAAACATCAATTCCTCCATCGGCTGTAATAATGTCTACCGAATTCATTAAAAGATTCTTACAATACTTATAATTTTCTAACTTTAAAATATCCCCTGTTCCATCTTCACCATTTATGATTTTAACATTTGGATTATTTTCTAAAAAAGTGTTACTCTTTTTCCAGCCGGGACACCCAGGATCGTCGTTTAAAAGTGTCATGCCATAGTAGATGTCATTCGGATTTTTACGCATATATGAAGTTGCTTCAATAAACCCACCAGGTCCTTCGGCGATATGAAATGTTTTGATAGGTGTTGGTGTACATGACTGAGGTAGATGCAAAGAATACAAATTTCTTATTTCCCCCAGTTTAAACATTTTCCACAATTCTATCATTTTATAGAAAGATCGAGATAGTGGTTTTAACTTACTTATTGAGAATTTATTACCAGGTATTAGTGTATGAATAAATTCATAAGGATTTGTATATTTTTTAATATTATCCCACGAATCAGATGAAACCTCTATTTGTTTTTTAAATTTTGATAAATATTCACACAACGAGTATGATATATAGCATGGTTGTGAGGTATTTATATCAGTAGAAAAAATGATAGAATTATATATTTCGAGATTTTTAATTGATATTAGATTATAATATGACATAAAGATAGTTATATGTATCTAAAAAATAATATTTAGATTGTTTAATTATTAATAATATTAGAATGCTGCCATTATTTATAATATTGGTTTACTATTTATAATATTATTTTGTTTATTTGTCGTCAGATTTTGATTTTCCTGATAGTGATAGTGAAGCAAGAGCTGCGGGGTTTAACTTAACCGATGCGAGTTTAGACGATGTTTTTTTCTCTTTTGGTTTATCGGTAGCACTTGCCTCGCTTGCCGCCATCACCACCAACGCTTCTTTTTCTTCTCTGGCGGACTTTGCCTTCTCCGTCGAAAGTTTTGCCGACACTTCTTTCATTCCCAATTTCGACTTTTCTATAATTGCGGCAGCAGCCCCCGGTTCAACCACTACCGCACCCTTACTAGGCAATTTAACAGCCGAAAGTGCAGATTTTTTCTTCAGTGTAATTGGTTCGGATTTATCCAGTTTTTCCAACTCTTTATCGCTGTATCCTTTTGCTGCAACTTCGACTACAGCCATCGTATCACTCTTACTACTTTTGCTTGTTTTCTCTTTTGCCTTAGAACCAAAGAGTTTTGATAGTTTCGTATCCGCTCCAGCTAACTCTGCCGCAGACAGCCCTAAACTCTTACCCATTTCCCCCGTTTCCCCCATTAACTTCAAGTCTGATTCCTTTGTAGGTCTATATGACATTTTACCCTTACCCTTTGCCAAACCCGCATCATCACCTTCTTCCAACATCATCTTCGACGCAGCCATCTGAGCAGCTAATGTATCTCTGCGATTCATTTTTTCCTCAAATACGCGAACTCCTGTTACGCTGCCAAAAACATCCTCAACATCAACACTTGCGATTTTTTTGAATATGAAGTAACGATTATAAAACGAAATCTGTTTTTCTTTAGGAGTCATGAAGGGGGCTGACCCGTATTTTGATTTTTGTCTAGCATCTTGTTGTATTTCGCTTTCCATGACTGCGAATAATTCGGAGAACATGCCAGAACTATTTGGGATACCTAATTTAATTGCTTCGTCGCGCTTCAATAGCTCAAACCCGTAACCTTTCATAAGTTCTGTAAAATATGCAAAATTTACCAAATATTCCTTAAATGTTTTATTAATTGTATCTTGATAAACATCAATCGCATATCCCACGCAGCTAATATCGGGGTCGTATGTGGTTTGGCTGTATTCTTTTGTAACCTCCCATATTTTATCATCGTCAATTGTTAAGCCGATAGATTTTCCCTTTTCTACCGAACGAAGAGCATGAAACATCGTTGCACCATCATAGCAGCTCCCGATAAAGTAGCCATCTACTCTAGTACACTCACTTACATTTTTTAGAAAATGGTTTAATTTTTCTATGTTTTCGAAGAAATAATGTAACGCGAATTGACAAGATGAAATATTAAAACCATCTACCGCTTTTCCGTATTGTCGATAAACGCCAGCCCCTAGAATAGACTGGTCTTTAGGACCGTCATTAAATAAAGCGCGAACAATTTCCTTTCCTTTCTCGGTGAACATTGCATCACCTGATTTAATATTTACGCCACTATTTCCGTTTACGAAGAGTGCATATGGCATAGAATAAAACTTCTTTCTATAGTTTAAGAACCGTGCACACGCTCCATCTAGGCGATTCTCAATATTATCCTTTGATAAATCGATGCCGAATACAAATGATAATTTTGCTTCAATCCATTTTGGAAAATCGCCGGCTTTACCGACGGCATAGTCAATGAGCGTATTTCCTTTCGCGGCAATTTTAGTAATAAGCATTTTTTTAACAAACAAGTTATGAAAGTCTCGCATAGAGCGCGTCTTGTTTTCTCCACTAGACTTGTTATAATACACATCATCATCGGCAAGTTCATCCGGAATATTTTGACCAGTGGTTATCATTTCTAATGTAACGGGGTTATGAATTGAGAACCAGTTACTGTTTGCGACATGGTATGCATTTCCGTAGTTTTTAATCCCGCGCTTATACTCGGCGGTTTTATCATAGCGAACGCGCTCGGCTATCCACCTCCAGTGTTTTGGGCGCGTGGCATCATAACTAAACTCTACAATTGTTTCGTCATCGAATATTTCATCCTGGCTAGTAAACATTTGTAAAATGCCATTTTGGTCTTCGCGGAGTGGAATGTTACATACACACGCATCAAGATCGGATGGGTTGGTTGGATAAAATGGAACGGGTTTATAGCCTTCGCCCGTATCTACGTCTCCTACATGAGGTAACTTGTCGTCGATAACGGCGGCGCAGGGGTTAATATAACCATGCTTACGTTCATCATATCCAACGCGCAAAATAATCGTTTTATATTGTTGAAGCTGTTCACTTTTCATATTATCAATACCGTTTTCGAATATATTTCCAACGGCGTCAGTACCGTTTTTATTTTTCTTAGTTGTGATTAAGAAATCAATCGTGTTTTGATTAAGAGGTTTCCATTTAAAAGACATATCCCATGTTACTTTATGTAGTGGTCCTGCGATTCCTACTTTATTGGCAGCAACACCAGTATTACAAGGAGTAAATATAAGACCGTCTGTCTCATATTCGAACACGCCTGCCCTTTGACCGGATATGATAGCACTAGCACAAGCAAATATGTTTCTATCCGGAGTGGCGATATTGAATTTTTTTACAGTGATTTTGATGGGAACGCTGTCACCAGATATGACAGGGTAAATACTCATCTCGCGCACTAGCTGCATAAGTAAGAAAAGTCGCGCATCTTCGACACCTTTTCTAGCTCCGCGGGGCAACTCTTCTCCTCGGGATTCCGTACTTTTTCTTTGCGATGGTCGCACACGCGCACCTTCGCCCATATCTGAGCCGGATTCAAATTCAAACCTTTCTTCTCCTTCGCCTAGCATTTCATCGAGGGCATCGCTTGCTCTTTTATCGGAAGCAGGCATAACAACAAATGCCTTTTGTCTGACATCTCTACCATTTATAAAATATATATCAAAAGCAGCGAACAAGTTAATATATTCCCCCGATTTATTATGTATAATATGTTCACCGTCAATAAGTGTATTGTAAATACGTTCCTCACGAGAAACCGCACCTGTAAATTCAAAATTCATATTTGTATTTAATAAATAAATTTTTCCGTCGGGGCAAATATATAACATCTTTCTTATACCATCGGCTTTATCCGTAACCGTGTAATTATTTCTAATATTAGGAATAGCACAGTCATCATTTATAGGAGCAATATTCAGTACTTGGAGAGTATATGACGATGGTCCTATAAAATGAGATGGCGTTAAAGTAATATTTTTGGGGTCGGTTAACTCTAATTCTTGTTCACCCCCCTTTGCTCTGCCATCAGATTTAGATTTACGGTTTTCGCCTGGGTGTAGTAAATAATAGTAGTCTCTTGATGTATGCGCGAGTTCTTCATAAGATACTGGAAAATTTGTACCCTGAAGCCCTGATAATACTATTTTAATACCGGTTCGCAATATATCCGCAACAACAATAGCGTTATTCATTTTTTTGCCGATTCCGACAAGATGATTGTCCATTTCAATTTCAATCTCGTATTTTGGTTCGCATTCGGTTGTCTTGGATGCCTGAAAAGAGTACTCGGGGATAATATGACCATCGCGGCGATGTGATTCTTTGACAACGGATATGTCTACGTGAAATGGATAGTCATCGTGAACTAAAGTCGTACGGTTAATATGTCGAAAGATTTTCTTCTCTTTTATCCACGTTGATAAGATAGACTGCCCAAGACTAGAAGTTATCGGTATTAATTTTTCTTTTTGGTAACTAAGACGAAAGTTGAAATCATCGAAATTAACAGGTCTGATAAATTCAGAGCCCTCTTTTGCTTGCATTTTTTGAACAAAGCGATAGTTGATATCTTCGAGGCGGTCATTCTTACAATATTTTTGTATATTACTTAAACCGTGTATTTCTGTTCTTATATTTGACAACTTTGTTTTACCTGTGCCGATGTCCGTGAACTCTGATTGAACTTTGAGACAGTATTCTTGTGACTTTATTATTTTGAAACCCATTGAGAGTAATTTTTTGACGACATTATCAAAATCGTCTTTTCTAATTTCTTTGATACCTCTCGTTCCAAATTTTACTTCGAGTTCGGATACACCATCTTCTTTTTTCAGAATGTTGTCTAAATATTTTTGTACCATGATATTAAACATTTCCTTGGGACTCGGACTATGATTCGATCGAGACATCTCTCTATCTGTGTTGTATATATAATCGTACTATTATTTTAAATTGTAATCAATTTTATATTACAATTTAAAATAACCATATTCATAAATAAAAAATTACTATATTTATAATTTTTGTAGAATAGCTGAATATAATTCTGCTTTTGTTTTCTTTTTATTTTTTATTTCGCAAATAATATTAATCTCAAGTTTGCAACATATATCACTAAGGTCCTGAACAGAGTAAACAGTAATGGGGCGAAGCGGTTTATCAAGACTGTCAAGTTTCCAGTATTTTTCTTTTATTTTTTCTATATATTCAGAATGTTCGCCAAATGTTTCAGATGCACTTGTGTCTACAGGTAGACGAATTGAATAGTTATTTGTTTCCGCATTATATTTAATAATATGAACAGGTTTTTCTATATTTGAAATCATTTCATAATAGGTATTTTTATATATTTAAATTATAACATAAACAAAGAGCATATAACGTTTTGGCATTTATATTTGTACACCCCATCAAACCAGATTCAAAACATGTCTTTGATATTTTATTCTCCTTTAATTTGACTTTACCTTCTCCTTTTTTAATTTTCTCGATTGTTTGAATTTTGAACTGTTGTTCTGCTGTAAAATAATTAGATTCGTATTCATACGAGGCGAAACCATTATAAATAATATAAAAACACCAAAAGAGCGAATTGGTTTGTGATGGGGTAAAATAGTCTTGTTTCATATTCTCTTTTTCTTCTACGTGTTCTACGTGTTCTTCATTCGATGATATAATGATATTTTGGTCACATACATTATTATCACTCTCATGTATGTGTTTCTCCGTAGTCCTAGGCGTAGGGTTGGGGTTGGGGTTAGTTTTGGGTTTGGTTTTGGGTTTGGTTTCCGAGTTTGTTGGAATATCCATTGAAAAATGCTGACAATGTTTTAAAAAACACTCTGAAAGCATTATATTTTTCAATTCTTTTATTTTTTCTTCCATACTGTTTATGGTCGAAGCATATAAATTATATTGTTCAGCCATATTTGTAAATTGTTTTTTTACAATCGAATTCAATGACGATGCTACCGATTCCTCACCATTTATATTTTTTGTTTTTTTAAGTTCTTGTCTCGATGTAGATGTTGATGCAGATGCTGATACAGTTGACATTTTATTAAAATTATAATTTGTTGAAAATATCTAGGTGATTACGATTGTTATATTTATATTTAAACATGTCTTTATTATGGTTTAAAAATATTATATATTGAGATGGTAATATGATTGCATATAGGTTTCAATAAATAATAATGTAATAATGTGTTATTTTTACTTGAAAAAAGAAGTAACAATTTTTTCTTTTTCTTTTTCGATTTCATTTAGTTGGTCTTCTTGTTTGTTTACATAGCTTAAATATTTATAAACTTTGTCTAAAATTGGTGAATCTACATATGTCAAGTTAATAAAAACACCATTTTTATTTTCATTAATTAATACACCATTATCCTTAAATATACGCAGTATTTCTATTTGGTGAAACGAATTAGTAGATTCGATGCGTTCTTTTAAAAATTTTAAAGAATCTATAAAGTATTTATTATCCGATACATATTTTTTAGTATGATATAATGATGATATATTTCCCTCTGTTTCCATTTATACTTAAATAAAAAAATCTTTCTATATATTTTTATTTCAAAATTATATTTATTATATCAACACCCCATTCAATATAAGTTACATATAATTATTTTATGCATCTACGTTACTCTTAATTGATTTTTTCGGTGCTTTGGGTTCTTTGGGTTCTTTGGGTTCTTTGGGTTCTTTGGGTTCTTTGGGTGCTTTGGGTGCTTTGGGTTCTTTGGTAATTTTTTGTGAAATGGTTATAGGGGGTGTAGTAGTAGTAGAATTAGAACTAGAAGTATAACTAGAACTAGAAGTAGAACTAGAAGTAGAAGTAGAACTAGAAGTAGAACTAGAAGTAACTTCATCGATAGAACCGATAGTAGTTATGGATGATGCCGCGCTTGATTTTTTAGATGTTTTCGAAGAAACGCGCTCTTTTTTTGGTGAAACTAGTTCTCCGATAATTTGAATAAATTTGTCGTTCATTTCAAAGCGTTTGCCGATAACTCTTACTGATATTTTGTCGCCCTCTTTGATTGTATTATAAAATGTATTTTGGGTAAGGACACTATAGTCTCTTGAGATATATACAACAACGGGTAAGTGCTTGTCGTTTGAAATTGCGCGAATCCCCGCTTGTGTAATATTGCTTGCAATACAGTCAATCACAGCATTTTCGACAGGATTGGAGACATAACATTCTATTACGAGATTGAATTGTACATTTTTAGCAACTATTTTTCCACATTTAAAGTCGACAATTTTTACGGTTTCCGGTTTAATAAATCCTTCAGAAATACATCTCCCTTCGATACAACTTACAAGTGTAGTATGTAGAAGGGCGAGAATGTTGCTTCTACTGGATGCATGCATATTAATAAGTATAAACGGTATTAAAAGATCATAATTGAATCGTGTCAATTTATATAATCCATCTCCGCATTCTTCATTTTCCTCCTGTGTATGATTTGCGGCGGCATTTCTGGAAATATTGCGACTACTTGTCTCCGATACTTCTGCGTCATCCGCGCACGATGGAGACACAATTTCATTTTTAAAACTATGGTCAACTTCCCCTATACAGTCATCTGAATCATGACCTGAATGGTCAACTCCTATAAATTTTGGCGTAATTGTAATCGTCGTAGTGTTTGTTGTAGTTGTAGTAGAAGCAGTTGCATTCTTTTTAGAACGACCCCTTTTTTTAGGTTCGACTATCGTAGAAGTAGTAGTGAAAGTAATAGGAGGATGTTCTGAAGCAGATACAGGCGTAGATACAAGTGTAGATACGGATGTAGACATGGATATAAAGTTTTCTGATACGAAAAGATAAGGATGTTACTTTACTATATTAATTTATCTTTATAATAGTTTCAATTTTATTTATATTATATTAGACCAACCGAAAAGAAAAAATGCACATTAAAATAAATACAAATTACAAAATACAAAATACAAAATACAAAATACAAAATACAAAATACAATACCGTTTAATTCGGTGTATATAATCTTTACTTACTCTTCGCCTTCTTTTTCTTTTTCTTTAACTTCTTCTTCGCCTTCTTCGCCTTCTTCGCCTTCTTCGCCTTCTTTGCCTTCTTCTCCTTTAACTTCTTCTTCTTCTTCTTCTTCTTCGCCTTCTTCACCTTCTTCGGGTTCTTCATCCCCGATAGCAGCGGGAGCAGCAGCTTCATTTGATAATTCAAATTCTTTCAACATATCGCTATTTTCTTCTAAAACTACAGATAATGGATTATCCTTTTTACGTGAACTTTCTACGCTTCGCATAAGACTGCTACGCGATTCTCTTTCTTGTTTTAATTCTAGTTCACCCATTACAGATACGAATGGATCGTTTAATTCAAATCTTTGCCCTATTACTCGAATCATGATAATATCTTGTTCTTTTAATTCCGAAAAATAAGGAATATTATAATGATGATCTCTTGCGATAAATATATTCAAAGGTGAATAATCGCCATCATCGACATGTGCTAATATTCCCGCATTTGTTATATTTTTAACAGCGCAAGATATTCGCATACCTTGCGGGGGGTTACAAACCAAGTATTCAAAAACGACTGTAAAAATAACACAGTTTCCTATAACTGTTCCGCTTGAAAATGTAATAATTTTAACCGAATTACGTTTTACATAACCTTCAATACAACACTTGCCTTCAAAGTTGTTGGTTAAAATTTGTTCGAGAATTTCGGCAATATTTGTCCCGACATATTTTATAGGTACGGATAATTTTTTAGAAATTATATTTTTAATATATAGTGACATTTTGCCAGCTACTGCGCTTTTTCTAGATTGACCGAATGATGATAGTCTGCTACTCATGATTTGTATATTTTGATTTATATATAATATATGTAAATAAATGTTATATATATTAAATTACATATATTATTTTACATATATTAGTGAATTGAATTAAATAAAATCGAATCGAATCAAATCGAATCGAATCATCTTAATGTTTCTACTTTGTTAAGCAAAGCTTGTACAGGAGATAAAAACCATCTTTTGTTATCTTGTCTTATCGTGTCAAAAAAACGTAAAATAAATTCTTGTAAAATACATAGTTCTATTTCATTTGTATCTCTTTTATTTGAAACAGACAGTGGTTTACTATTATCTAAAGAAATTCGGTTAACGAATAACTGAAGCAGTACGTCGTCAGATAAAGGAACAATATCTCCATCTTCATTTTCTCTACTTTCTATTCCGTAGTTTAAATATTCTTCTTTTTTTGGTTGCGGTAAAGCATCTATTATTTCATTTATTTTTGGTGACTTTAACATTTCGCTAATATTTTTCTCAGTTGTTGCGCGACCAGCTTGATCGCACCTTGAAGCAATACTGCTTGCGAATAATTTAGTTGCTCCTTTACCCTTATTTTGTGCCATTTTTTTTGTTTTAAAAATAAGCGAAGAAAAATCTTTCCTCTTGGTTGATGTGATAAACCCAATATAGTTATTTAATGGATATTCGGATGTTATTGTATTTTTTTCCGAAATATCTTTTTTAAAATACTCGATATCTGCTATACCCGCCGGTTTCCACATATTAAGACTGGTGTCTTTTATAAATAATTGATATGATCCATCTATATTAATTAGCAACATTCCCCCCATACCATTTCTGCTACGTAAAGCATTATTTTCATAATATTCATCTAATAGACCCTCAAAAATATATTTTTGTGGATTTTTCATTCTTTCGGCAAATGCTTCTTTAGTTTGTAGCGAAGTAACATAATTAAGTATTGAAAGTGTTTCATCTATGTTTAATTCTTCTAAAATATGCGATACTAATAATTTTTGTAATAGATACCGTGGAATAAAAGATAATTTTTTTTCTAAAATATTACCACAGTTATAATACCAATCATTATTACCCCTTTTATATATATTTTGTTTATTGGCTTCACTAAAGTTTTTTTTAGCTTTTATTAGCGCCTTTGGTTCTCTTCGAACGGTTGAAAAATACTTGAAAAGTTCATCATCACTTTCAACTTCACCTTCGCCAACATCCTCGCCAACATCCTCGCCAACATCCTCGCCTAAAGTTGACATTTTTTTACTAAACATTGGTTTACCTTGTTTTCTTTTTGATAATGCATGTGATGATTGTATACTTGAAATGTATGACTTTTTAAATTCTTCGAAATAGTTTTGTTCTTTATTCGGCTTAAATACAATTTTTTCGCGTTTAAAATCTACCGGTTTTTGTCTATCGCGAATGGGTACAATGGGGTTATCTAATTCAAGTGGTTGAAATAAATAGTATGAGCCGATATTTACCAATCTTCCATATCTACCGTATTTATCGCGTATATATTCGTTTTTGTCATCTATTAATTGTGTAAGAGCAATATCGATTGCTTCTATTGGATATTTTTTATTATAGTTAATTGTGGAAATTAGATCGCTTGATATATCCTGTATTTTTTCACCACGCGCGGTTCTTTTGTAGAAGAACTTTTCTTGAAAAATGTCGCGTATCCTCTGTATAATTTTATCAGTATTCATGGTTATGATTGCGTCCGTAAATATATCTTTTCTTGACCCAATGCGACTTTCACTCATTCCCGGTTTACAGCTAAAAACGCACTCCATATAGTCACACACAGATGAGTAATTTTTGTCACCAATTTTATATTCAATCGTTATATTAGACTTTGTCTCGGGGTTATACGAAGACATTATTTGCGGGACAGGTTCACTATTTAATTTTTCGTCGAATTTCTCTTCTGTAAAATTTGTTTGCTCTATATTAAGCAGACAATCAACTGCGGTTTCTTTTAATACGCGACTTACTTCGCCAATATAACGCGCTTTCCTTTCCGAAAGTCGATACATATAAATATCGGCTGCTTCTTCTGCCGGCGTATTTGTCAGAATAGAACCGTGTAAAAATATTTGAACATTTCTTTTTTCAAACTCTAAATCTTTATGACTACAATTTCGGACAGCGCGCCCAATGGTTTGCTCTATTAAGTTAATATTATACCACGGCTCTAGTATATGAACTTGTCGGATATTTTTGAAATCAAGTCCTTCAGTTCCCGACTTTGAAATAATAATAACTTTTACAAATCGTCCATCAAAATTAGCCTCATTGCTAGCAGCTTTAACGTCTCCTATATTATCAGGCGATAATGCCGATTCTCCTGAAATCACCACGTATTTTGCAGGAAAGAATGTCTCATTTGCGCGCATCTCGCTTCTTTGGCGAGAAGTAATTCCGTCAATTGGTCTTACTCCGTCGGGTGGACTATTAAATAAAGTTCTAGCTTTTGTACCATATCGCGTAAACCCCATACTTTCTAATGCTAGCGCCATGGGTATTACACCGCCTTCAATATAAAAACTGTAAATTAATATAATACCTTCCGATTTATATATATTGTCACAAATACTCTTTATTTTTGAGCTATAATTACCTATTAATTCTCTAGAAAATATGTGGGGTTTATCATCTTTGTATTCAAAGCCGGTTTTTGTATCTTCGCTATAATTCATAATATTCCTAAGACCATATTTACCAACTAGAAGGCGAATATCGTAGTTAACATTACTCATCTCGGGGGTAAAATCATCTGATGGGTACGAAATGTTGAGGGCTTCGACGGGGCTTCGTAGTATATTAATGCCGACAGAAACTGATTCTTCAATTGTGCGCATTTCGTCGCGTTTTAGGGCGAGAAATTGTCGAATAATATATGAATATACATTTTGCTGGTAGTCTGACGCTCCCGTTAAATATATTTTATCTTGCATTCTAGACAATTTTCGATGTTCGGGTATTCGTAAACCGTTTATTTGCATGTTTGGAATTTCGTAACTTCTTTTTTTCTTTTCTGCTGATTCTTCGCTCTCGACATCAGCGCCTGCACCTGCACCCGCACCTGAAAAAGTATGTTTGGGGGAGAACTCATCGGGGTATATGCGGAAAGGAAATGTATATGGATTTTCACCACGAATATAGGATACATATCCTGTTGAAAAACGTCGCAAATTTTCGCGCCCTGTTTCGGTGATTTGTCCTGGTCCATCAGCCGTTTCTACAAATATTCCATCATCAGGATTAGAATTAAAAACATCACGAATATCAATCTCAGCCCTCCCATCATTTAATCGCATAATATTGAGTAGCCATATAATTTCGCGATAACTATTATACATTGGCGTGCCCGTCAATAGAAGAAGACGTGTCATAAGAAAAGGTCCAAATTTTACTAGTTTTTCTAATTGTTCTGCGACAGCACGCGTTCCGCTTTTTTCATCGGTGCTTTTAATATTGTGAAACTCGTCGATTACAATAAGAGAGTTGCCAAATACTACTTTTAACTTCTGCATGATGATTTTTGTTCGATGAGATTTATCGACGACATCATCGCTTACAGTGGACGTTTTCTCAATAAGATTTGCAAACTGGTCATAACCTAAAAAATGGTAAGACCGGCGAATAATTTTTTTAATTTCAGATACAACTTTTTCTTCTTCCATACCCTTCATGTTCATTGGGTTTATTTCTTTGAGATATTTGTTACCCGTACATGATCTAATATTCCAAATACCATCAATTAATTTTAGTTTGTTTTTATCGAAAAGCTGTAGTTTGAAGTTTTGTTGAACATTTGGGCTGGCGACAATAATTATTTTTTGGGATGTTGATATGCCTATCTGAACTAAATAGTCCCGCATTTCTTCGCATATTGTTATTGCAGAACATGTTTTACCTGTTCCTAAACCGTGATACAAGAGAAGACTATTATACGGTGTTTGAAAAGAAAGAAAATTTCGAACAAATAGTTGATGTGGAGATAATTCGAAATCCGCATTGCACATTTTATTAGAGTGTTTTTTTATTGCTTCTAAACTATTTTGTATTGTTCCGTCGTATTTTGTGTCGGCAAATTCCCTCTTAGATGCAATTTTTATATTAAACTGGGGGTCATCCAGCGTTGGATATAGAAAGTTGTATGCATTTTCGGATGTTTGTGTTTCTAATTCATCGGGCGAAGGCGATGGTGATGGCGAACCTTCTCCTTCAACCGGTGCGTTTTTTAAACCGAGATTTGAAAATTGTTTGTTAAAGTGTTCGATTGACTCTTTTTCCGCATTGCCCTTTTCCTTTAAAAATATATTTTGTTGTTTTTTACTTTTTCTAGACATATCTGGGTTAAAAATAAACTCCTTTTGTTGTTGAGGTGACATATTTGAAAGAAGACGTTCTTGTAACACTTCTTGATATCTAGACTCACTTCCTTCCCTTTTACCCTCAGAATCACTTGTTAGTATTTCTTCAGATGATGGTGCTTGTATATAGGGTATTTCTTGGTTCGCTTCCGACGATGCCGATGATGGTTTTGTAGTGACCGATGCTGTCGAGGATGATGATGCAGTCGATGATGATGATGGCGACGGTGCAGATGATGGTTTTGTAGAGACCGATGCTGTCGATGATGATGACGATGGAGACGATGATGGTGATGGCGACGGTGCTCTCGACAATTTGTCCATTGGAATATCGTACCCCGATCGACTACTCATGCTTTCTTGCGAAGGCGTACGTGATGCCACAATTCCTTCTTGGCTTGTTCCACTACTGTCGCGAATTACCTTTTTACCTTCTCGGATGCTACTGCTACTACTCCTAGATGACAAAGGTTGCTCTCTTGGTTGAATGGATATATTAAACCCCGAACTACTACCGTCGCTTGGGAGAGAAATATTAAAGTCTTGTATATCACCTTTAGGCGTTGACGATGAAATACCTCTAGATGCATCACGCGAACCCGATGATGGTTTTGAAAGACTAGAAAAGTTGGGAAAACTTAGATTTTGTCGGGATGCACTTGATATGGATGGTGTATTGCTTTTTTTATCAGAACTACCAGAACTACCAGAACTACCAGAACTAGGACCACCAACTGAACCTTGCGCACCCGATGAAGGCGATGAAGACGACGAAGACGACGAAGACGACGAAGACGACAAACCATCCATAAATGAACCCATAGAACCGGGAGGAATTGAAAATTTAACATCCGAAAGAACCGGCATTAAAATAATACCTTTATTTGAGTCGGCTATAACTTTTATAAAAGGGTCTAGTGAAGATAATGAAGATGCTGCACCTGCAGCAGCACCCCGAACATCACCTTCGCCTGCACGTGCACCTTCGCCTTGTCCTCGGTTAAGTGCTGCACGAATATTTTCTGGAATATTAATTTTTTTAATTTTAATAGAAGGTTTTTTAGGGTTTGCGTCTTTATTCGGATTTGAATCCATTTAATATATACTATAAATGAATAAGTAATTCTTATATAATGTTAATATAATCTATATTCTTGTAAAACGTTATTTATTTTTCCAATTATATTAATTTTTTCTAAATTATAAGGGCGAATACAATTTATACATTCTTCAAAACTGACCCATTTTATATTTCGGACTTCGGATTTTTGATACTCTTGGATATCTTTCGTGTTATTTATCATATGCGCTAGATAATATTTATGTTTATAACTTTTAATATTTGAACCAATGAACATTTCTTCATATGGTATAATGTTTTCAATAAGTTTAAAATCGCAAAGAGCGTATCCTGTTTCTTCCGTAAATTCCCGGAGACCACAATCAATATCTTTTTCTTGATAATTTCTGCGACCTTTAGGAAATCCCCATTCAGTTTCGGTCCAATTTGTGGTAGAAGCATCAATTAGTGATTTTAAACTATACTCAACATCTTTAATTTTTATACCTTTTTTGAGAGATTCGAATTTATCTTTAGAAGATGTTTCTTCGCCTCTATATTGAAGACTGGAGTATTCTCCCCATAGTAGTTTCCACATGTCTTCAAAATTCATATTTAAAAGTTTGTTCTTTTCATCAAATGTCATTTCATTGATAAGCGTTTGTATATATTGTATGTTGAATAAAGGATATTTTCCACGTATAAATTCTACAAACCCAAAACTATCATTTCGTTGTATTAAAAGATACTCGAGACAGTTATTTATTGTATTATATCTAAATGAAATAACCCCAATACTTGTTATAGGATTTTTACAGTCAACAAGCAAATGCCCCGTTTTCCCACAGTTGTTGCAAAAATTATTATATGTTGATTTTAGTGTCCTCGAATTCATAATTATATGTATTCTTTGTTATCTTTTTATATTGTTTCTAATTAGAAATGGTATTAGATTCAAATGTATGGGGTCCACATTATTGGTTTGTTCTTTTGTCTATCGCAATTTGTTATCCTATTCACCCAAATGACGTAACAAAGAAAAAATATTATGAACTAATTCATAACTTTCCACTATTTATGCCCGACTCAAGAATTGGTAATAAATTTAGCGCTTTGATAGACAAATATCCCATAACTCCTTATTTAGATAGTCGCGACTCTTTCATAAAATGGGTTCATTTTATACATAACCGCGTGAATAAAATGACGAATAAAGCCGAAATACCACTCAGCCAAGCATTAAAAGAATACTATTATAACTATAAACCTAAAGCAATAAAGGTACAGGAAGAATTAAAATATAGGCAAAAATTGGTATTCTTTCTGATTTTACTCGGAGGTATCATTGGAGTATATTTTTTATATAAAAAATAAAATATTTTAATATTATAATAATGAAGAATAAATATAAAAATAAAAATAAAAATAAAGTCAGGACAAAAAAAATAAGTACATATGATGGTGGAGCTGCGTTTACAAAAGGTGGTTTTGGTTGCGTTTTTAAACCGGTATTAGGTTGTAAAAACTCTGATACGCCCCCTCGACCAAATTATGTAAGTAAACTTATTGAGAATAGTAGAGGGAAAAGAGAATATATGTATATATTCCATATTAAAAAAAAATTGGAACACTTACCTGTGAGCATAAAAAGGTATTTTTTACTTGACAATATTAATATGTGTGAACCAAAGCCATTGAGTGAACAAGACAAGGTAAAAATAGAGGATGTGTGTGATAATATTTTGACCAGCGTTAATGATACAAATACAAATACACCTATAACATCTGAAACGATCAATCGTAACTTACATAAGTTTAAAATAATAAACATGCCTGAATTAAGTTTGACGTTGAACGATTATATTAAAAAGACGGTCCTATCTTCTACTGAATTAATAATGCTTAATAATATTATTATTCAGTATTTAACCGTCGTAATACCATCCATGTACAAAAATAACGTAGTTCATGGTGATATTAAAGCGGAAAATATGATGTTTAATAAATACGATAATAATACACTTGTATTAATCGACTGGGGTTTATCGTATATCGCAGATAGTGATAGAAAAAATGTACCTGGCGCTTTGTATAACTTAAGCGTTCAATGGATGCATCCATTTTCAAGCTTTTTATTTAAGAAAAATGTAATAGAAAAATATTACACATTTATTAAAAATTTGAAAAAGGAAGGTATTATGCTAACAAGAGATACTTTGCGTGTTTTTGCTATAACAGAATATACCAACTTTATGATTATGCACGAGAAACAATTTACATTTTTTAACAATATATTCAATATTGTATATAGCGGCGAGTTTGCAAAATATTTGAATAAAGAAGAACAATCATATAATGAAACACTTATAATATATAATATGACATTGTACTATATTGTCGAATATACTATTGATGTTTTGCTAGCATACACGGTTGATTATAAACTTAATCTCGGTAAATATTTCAACGAAGTGTATATAATGAATATAGATGCGTGGGGTGTAATGTCAATATATTGCGATTTAATAGAACGGTCGCAAGCAATGTTTAAAATGAACTCCACGGAACATAAAATATTCATTAACAAAGTTATGTATATATTTACAGATAACATGTTTAAAAATGGCAATCTTCCTTTAAATATACCAAAACTGGTTTCCGATATTAAAAACTTAAATAGATATTTAATGAGCATTGGTAGTAAAAGAACTAGCGCTACTATGGTAAATCAATTAGGTGTTGCGCGTGTTTCAAATACAAGACGTTCAAATATGGGAGCTCTTCCTATTGTAGCGAAAGGTGGATATAAAACTAGAAAATGCGGTAAACACGGTAAACCCGGTAAACACGGTAAACGCGGTAAACGCGGGAAATAGATGGTAAAATAAAAACGAGTAAAAGTAAATATTAAAAACGAGTAAACGTAAATATTAAAAATTATTATATGTTGAGTATATAACTAACATATAATTAACAATATATAATGAAAATAGAGTTAGTTATATTTGTAATAACTGGTTTATTAATTGCAAATACGTATTATGATGGTAAATTAATAAAAATATTAAATACTGTAAAAAGTAGTAAGTATTTAAAAATGGCGACATTTGCTTTTGGTGGGCTCTCGCTTTATTTATTTTTTAAAAAAAATCCCGAAAATTCTAGGGAATTTTTAGGGCGCGCAAACGACATGATAAAAACTCTACCCATGACGCGCGACTCTATGGACTTGATTAGTCCATTTTTAAATTTAACAAACACAAAATCGTTTACAGATACAAACCAAGATATTTATATGAATAGTGGTGCTTTGAGTGGTGGTATGGGCGGCGGCAGCGATGGAAGTAACAACCCAAGTGTTAATAGGATGATGATGTCTGGCAGAGGAACAACGAAACGAAGTGTAAGCGAAACAAAGAAAAAGTTTGTTGCAGCAAATCAGAATTGGTTATGCGGCGATTGTAAACGCCAATTACCCGCTTGGTTTGAAGTAGATCATGTAATTGCTCTACACAATGGCGGTTCAAATGAGGTTGGCAATTTAGTAGCATTATGTCGCGATTGTCATGGTAAAAAAACGGCAATGGATAGACTAGACCATTCATAAGTGTAGTAATCTATGACTGAATTATCACTGAATTATGACTGAATTATAACTATAAATCAAAAATAATAAATAGTAAACGAATAAATGTTTTTATATATTAATTATAATAGGATAATATATAAAAATGGATAATATACCATCCACAAATACAATATCATCAACGTCACCATTAAATATTATTTTATCAATAACAAGATTTATTATTTTTGCCTTGTTGCTAGTATCATTCGTTATGTTATTTTCGACAGGTGGTCTAATAAAAAGTTACATGATAGGTATATTACTATTTTTACTAATCGTCTCTATATGTGGTTATAATAATATCGCGAATTTAGGTATTTTTCAAAATATAAATTTTTTGACATTGCTATGGTGTTTGCCTATAATAATTGTTTTAATTGTTTCTAGAAAAGAATTATCCGATAAAACAAGAGATATTACAGACCCATTATCGATTATATTAACAATTTTATTGGTATTAAATTTCACTGTCGACTCGATTTTACAGTTTATTGGTACGATTATAGGATGGGTGGCTCGTTTATCTAGTGTATTGTTACCTATTTTGATTGGGTTGATACTAGCAACAATTATTTTAAGTGTTGTTTTTTATTGGGATAAAATAGGCACGAACGTGAAACTACTATTTGTTGCTGCAATAGTTTTAGGGGCTTTATTCGTATTAAATGGTGAAAATATTATTGCATATATGGCGACAAATAGTGTGTCATTGGGTATTAATTTGATGGTTATTTTCGGTTTTGCCATTATAAACTATATTTTATACAAGTATACAGATAATGGATTATTTGCAAATGTATTTCAAATATTGTCTGTTTTATTTTTAGCAAGATGGATCTATTTATACGCCTTTGAGTTTTATGGTTCTTCAGGTGTCAAAACGTTTACGTCTACATTCGGTATAGGAACAAGTACGAAACCAGCCCCCAATGCCTTTTTTTCTTACTTGACCGATATTAATTTTTACTGTGAAACAATAAAGTCTTTATTTACCGGCATAATTAAGTACTTTCTATTGGCTATATTTTTATTTTATGTATGGTTTACACTTTATATTTACTATAAAAATAGTTTTGAATTTTTAACTACATATAAAACCTTGTCACTTCTGGGATTTTTAACAATTGGCGTTTTACTATTGGTATTAGTGGTTTATTCTATGTCGGGAGGATCGGGTTTAAAAGAAACAGCACCTTATGCCCAACTTATATCTAAAATAAGTTTGTCATTTGTGGGCTTTGCCATCGCCTTTGGGTTAGTTATTTATGGACTATCAAAAATAATGTCTATTCCCTCTACATTAGACCAAATTATAAGTGTTATTAACTTTTTATTATTAATGGGGCTTATTGCTTTAATACTTAGCGTATTCAATTTTAATACATCAAGTAGTCTTGTTTTATCAAATAATACCGGTTTAGGGTTCATATTCAGTTTTATTATGAAATTAATTTTGTATATTCCGTGTTTTATTATCGACTGTTCGAATGTAGTAAGAGAACAGTTGGCGTTGGCAAAGAAGGAGTATACTGTAGTAATTATACTACTAATTGAAATTGCCCTAATCGCTTCCAAGTTTTTGATTCCGACGGTATTTAATAAAATAATAAATAGCGACGGTGTCGTGCTAACAGATAAGGTCTATCCACTAGAAATGAAAAAAAATATATCGATTCCGCCTTCAATAAAGAGTATGTCTAAAAATGTAAATTATGGAGTATCTAGTTGGATATATATTCACCCTGTTCCGACCAATACAAATGAAGCATATGTTCAAAATACGACACTGATTAACTGCGGGGGTGTTCCCGATATACAGTTTAATGCAGAAAAAAGTGCCCTTATTTTTTCAGTTGACGTTACAGACATAAATGGAAGTAAACGCACCGCTATAGTACCCGATAAAAATACACAAAAAGATGTAAAAATCATATACTCAAGGTGGAATAATGTCTTTGTAAATTTTATAGATGGTGGTATGGATATATTTATAAACGGAGATTTAGTAATATCTCAGCCAAATATAATACCTTATCAAAATCCGAATGGTGTTATTATAGGTTCATCGCCTGGTATATATGGAGAGATGTCTAATTTAGTGTACTATAAGAGTCCTGTATTAGCACAGAATATTAAATTAATGTACGAATCTATGAAAGATATGAATCCGCCTGTAACAGTTTAATATTGTTTTAGTTTTGTTTTGGTTTTGTTTTTATATACACTATTAAATAATAATTACTATTATTATTATTGTTATTATTATTATTGTTATTATTGTTATTATTGTTATTATTGTTATTATTGTTATTATTATTATGTTATTAAGAAAAATTTCTAGATGTATATTATAAATGGATTTAAAAATAATATTAGGTGTTGTAATTGTTGTGATACTTTTATACATTATATGGAGTTATTTTTTCACTTCGATGGAGGTATTGATGTCTTTTCAAAAAGGAACTGAATTTTTTGACTTATCCCTTGATAAAGTGGTAGATAGTTCTAGAAATAACTATTCATTTTCTGTGTGGACATATATAGATGACTGGAGTGTAAATTATGGAAACAGTAAAAATATTTTAGCATTAGCTCCAGGTGAAAGGAGTCCGTGTTTTTTTGCCTTGTATTTTTCTAAGACGACCAACGACTTGAATATATACATTGAACCGGATAAACCTGATAGTGTAGGAAATAATGAAAATGTATATAATTCGCTTTCATCTACTTGTAGTGTTACAAATTTTCCACTGCAGACATGGGTAAATATATCGGTTAGTGTATATAATCGTGCGATAGATGTTTATATCGATGGTAAGTTAATAAAGACGTGTAGCATGAGTACGGTTGCATCGCCTATTTCGAAGAATACTGCTATTTTTATAGGAGGGAAACGATCGCCGACGAATAATCAAGTTCCAGGATTTTCCGGTTTTATTGCAAGCGTAGTATATAGTCCCGACGTGTTTAGTCCAAAAGAGGTATGGGATATTTATTCAAGAGGATACACGAATTCTGCATTCGACTTGAATGCTCTGAAGAGATATAAACTGGAGCTGGCTTTCTTGAAAGATAACTCCGTTTTGAAGAGTTTCAGCATTTAGATAAATGTAAAAATTAAAGTAAGGAATAATTAGTCACTAACTGATTAATTATTTTAGTAGATAATTAAGCAGTATATAAATATTTTATATCTATTATATAAATATAAATGGCTGAACCCCCATCAAAAAGTATAAATTTTGAAGATTCATTTAAAAGTTTAATGCCGGGTGCTGATGCGCCGCAAGAATTCGGACCTGAACCCACTGCAGATATTAATGCTAACAATGGTGTTGGTATGGATGTTGGACCATCTTCGCAATCAGGATTCAAAGATTTTAGTTCTGCAAGTGTAGTAGAAGGGTCTAAGGATTTCTTAGAATCAAATAGTTGGGTTGCAAAAATTGCTTTTTTATTGATGGTTATCATAGGCTTTGCTATTTTATTCCGACTAATGGTGGCGCTTATTAGTTGGTTATTTTCTCCGAGTGGTAAGGTTGTATTAGTAGATGGATACATAAATGGTTCTGATTCCACAATCGTATCTCAAAATCCCGATATTAAAAAGTCCATTACTGTTATTCGCTCTGCGAATGAAAAGACAGGTATAGAATTTACATGGTCCGTTTGGTTATTTTTTAATGGTTTTACCAATGATACAAATTACCATCACGTATTTAATAAGGGAAATAAAGAACCAGGCAGTGACGGTATTGTTTCGCCGAATAATGCTCCCGGTTTATACGTAAACCCTAAATATGACGGCATTCGCGTAATAGTGAATTCATTTAATGACCCATTGAGCGATACAATAGATGTCAATGATTTGCCAATTGCAAAATGGATGAATGTTGTAATACGAGTACAGGGTAAGAATTGCGACGTATATGTAAATGGGCGTTTAACAAAGCGACGTATTATGAAAGATGTCGTAAAGCAGAATTACGATGATGTAAATATCTGTTTAAATGGCGGATTTGCCGGCTATTTGTCCAACTTGACATATTACAACAATGCAATAAGTATCGCCGAAATACAGGATATTCTCGTAAGTGGTCCTAAAATGAAATCAGCATCCAAAGGCTTCGACGATAACTTTAACAGACCAAGATATTTGGCTGATAGATGGTATTTCGACCAAAATGACGTTCCCGCTATGAAATAAAAATAAGCCTCCATGTCCCATCTCCCATCTCCCCTCTTCGAAACCGTATATCACGTTGTGTCTCCACCTGCATACGTCTTTGGATTTCTATAGTTGTTAAATGGCGCATCATTGTCAAAACAAAGTATCACAGGTTTACCCGGAACATCCGAACTACTTGATGAGTTGCACACAATCGGAGAAGGTATACTCCAACACGTTAAGGTATTATTAACCTCCTTTAGTCCTACATCCAGCGTATCGCTTATATTTGTAGTATTAGGGTATGTATACACATCGGACTGAGACGCCCACGCCTTTTTTCTAGTAAGTTCGTTTCTCGACGCCATAGACCATAACATCGCTTTTGTAAAATTTAGTCTTCCATTCGCAGGAGACTGCAAAATATTTGCTTTCCGCTGCATATCATAGGCTGTATTCGACTGTATTTTAAAACTAGGACAATTTGGTTCAAAACGCGACCATAAACGTGTTGGTAGACTATTGTTAAAAGGTGTAGCTTGTGCGATATTTGAGGGTGCACTGTTGCCACTTGCGTTTGTCGCATACACTTGGAAACAATATGTGATGCTATTATTTACAACGGCTATTATATCAAAATTGGATACGCTATAGCTTGTTAGTGTCCCTGTGTATAAAATCATCCACTCGCCAAAGCCACCAATTTTATACTGTAAAGTATATGATGTTGCTGTCGCAGAACTATTCCATGATAAAGAAACAGCACCTCCATCGGCAGTTAATGCTATTAAATTTGTCGGTTGAGGCGGTACAGACATTGTCGGTTATTTGCGAATATTATAATATAATATTGTATTATAATATTGTTCGGTTATCGATTGTTCGGTTATCGATTATACTCTAAGTCGAGGATTTACACACACCTCCCTTGTTGGAAAAATATCACCAGACATGCATTTCATATCTTTCGTAACTTCGATACAACTTCTAAACCCTCTATCTTCTCCTATATAACAATATCCTGATTTTGTCCTCGGTATTTGAGTACTACTAGTTGCATCATCCGCAACAGGATTCTGGTTTTTCATAGCATATTCTAAAGCTTTTCTTACAGATTCTTGTTTTTGTTTTTTACTGTTCGTCTCTTCTTTATACGACGCAGGAGATGTTCCAGGGGGTCGCACCGATTCTCCTTTATTTACCAACGGAGTTCGTCTTTCATTTGGCTGAATTGGTATAGGTCTTAATGTTGCATCATATCGGGGTATACTGGTGGGCAGGGATTCGGGTGTTGATGCTGTCGACGATGTTGTGGTTGGTGGCGTTGTTGTGACTGGTTTTGTCCCGATATTTTTATCGAGTTGTTTTATTGTATTTGTGCCGGTTTTGGAGGTGTCACCTGGTAATGAATTGCCACTTCTATCTGCGACGACGGGTGTAACTTTAATTAAACCGATGGATACGAGTAGAGGTAAAATGTTTGTATCATAGAACTTTTTAATAAACGCTACAACATTATCTAAATATCCTGTTAAATTGAGAATGAATACGAGAACTATGATTATAACAACAATTACTCTAAATAAGAACCACCCTGTTGAAGGAGATGCATCGCTGTTTGCGGAACTTGCGACGGATACTGCTTCCGATGGCGATAAAATAGATAATAGTTTACTTGATTTAAATGTTATTCCTTTGTCTGCGTCTCTATCTTCGTCCATATCTGGTCCATTTGTTGCAAAAGGATCTTCTGGTTTTTTATCGTCGCGTTTATTTAAAAAACTAAAAAATGAAGAATTGTTTTCTTTTTTCGCCTGTTCTTCTTCACCCTCGCCCCCCTTTAATATACTAAGCGACCTCTTTAAAGAACTAGATTTAGATTTAGGTTTTAATTTCATATTTGATTTAGGTTTTTCTTTCATCGTATTAAAATATAACTATAAAATATTTACTTAAATCATTTTTTATTATTTTGTTTTTATTCTGTTTTATTTTGTTTTATTTTGTTTTATTTTGTTTTTATTATATATAATAGTATACTAAAGACTATAGTAAATAAATGAATTCTTTTATTGTATCTTCGGTGCTTTTGGTTCTTGTTGACTCCATTTATTTGTATTTTATTGGTAAACCGGTATTTGATAAGACGGTAATGGCGATTCAAAATTCTGCGCTTGTAGTAAATTTAGCACCAGCAGTTTTTACATATATTCTTATGGCAATTCTTCTTAATTATTTTATTATATCTGTAAATAAGTCACCATTTGATGCATTTATATTGGGTTTCTGTGCATATGGTATTTTTGATTTTACTAATATGGCGATTTTCAAAAAATATAATTTAAGGACAGCAATTACGGATACTTTATGGGGTGCAATATTATTTTTTAGTGTTACTGCGATTACCTATTATATTAAAAAGTCAAAGATGTTTTAATTATGTATTGCGATATTCGCACACAAACTCATAACATTTCATTGTTCATTCATGTTCATTCATGTTCATTCATGTTCATTCATGTTCATTCATGTTCATTCATTATAAAGTCAAACTTATTCATTAGTTGTAATTTGTCAATTGTCTTTTCTAGAGAACTTTTTCTGATATCTGTCATTAAATAGTCTACTTTAGGACCTATTTCATTTTTCTTTATTTGTTTGTAGACTGAGTTAATTTTTTTTACCACAGACTCTACTAACTCTTTGTCTTTTGTTATTTCTATTTTAGTATCATATTTTTCGGTTAAAATAGAAATTGCGTAATATATCAAGTAACGTCGCTTTTTTTTTACACCGGGTGTGTACTTTAAGCAGTATAAGGATAGTATGCTATTCAGTATTTTAATTTTTATACTGTCGAGATTTTTTGAGTTATTAATTATAATTTCCCATAAAATCCACATAGGGTCCATTTGAAACTTCTCATCGACAGGTATATTGCTTCTGCGCTCGCATAAACATTTCTCTTTTTTTTTAGCGCAGATTTTTTGAAATTCCATAATCCATTCTACCCAAAAACATGCCTGTAAAGCGTTATTTGACTCCGGCGATATGTGATACGCAAATTCGTTAATGGCGATAAATAATTCTTTAGGATCATCTTTGCAATAAATAGACTGCGCATATGATACCGATGGTGCTTTTAATTTATTCGACATGTGCGTCATGTCGTATTCTTCTTCTTTGTTTATTTTAATACCTTGGAAGCAATGTTTTTTGTTACTGGAACATAGTATACAAATTATTTCAGCAAACATGCTTCTTATTTTGGGGTTATTTCTTAAACGTAATATATCATCTTTGTAGCCGGAAGATATAATTGTTTTAAAGTTTTCGTATCGCATTTCTAGGTATATTGCTAATTTTGGATTAGCTAAATGAATGTGTTTTCCTAAAAATGTTAATATAATGTCCCATAAGTCTAAAAATTGTCCGGCACAAATAAGTTCGGAACTCCAGTTGCATGCGTGTTCGATTTTTCCATTTAGCAATGAGTTTAGTAATTCTTTTCTAACATCTGTTTTTTTATACTTTGAAAATGATTCTCCTTTAAAGTCAGAGGACGTTCTTATATCATTAATTTGAAATTCGGTTTCCATATACTATTTTTTCTATAAAAAATATATATTAATAATACATATAAATAAATGACAATTATTGACACAGCAATTAATAGAATAAATACTTCTTCATGTTGGGTAGTCCTGACGGTATTTTTGATTATTCTCGTGTCTCTTGTATACATTTATCGCTTGTTCTTTTTAGAGACAACGTCTAAAGGAACTGGTTCAGGGTCGGATACAACTAAAGAGGGGTTTACTATGAATAAAGAGTTTACATTGAAAACAGGCGAAGAGTCGCTTGATAGTTTTTATACCACCATGTATGAAAATTTATTTTATAGCGATGTGTACAATGACTATGAGGTCGGAATTATTCTAAACAAGGCTTCTCCTGTTACTAGCACTGATGCTTTAGTTATAGGTTCTAAGACGGGTAAACATGTGAACACGCTTCGTTCAAAGGGGTATAATTGTTATGGTATGGACCAGTCGAGCGATATGATAGAATATTCGGCAAAACAATATCCGGAGAATAAGTTTATTTTAGGAGACGGAACAAACCAGCTTACATTTGATGCCGAAAAATTTACACTTATTACTTTGCTAGAGTTTGCCGTGTATAGTATTTCAAATAGGCGAATGTTGTTTGAAAACTGTTACAAGTGGCTATCTCCCGGCGGATTTTTAGCAATTCATTTAATTAATGTTGGGGGGTTCTATGATTCGCAGACATATGGTGCAAGAGAGCGAAGATTATCCCCCGCGGTTACGCGTTTATTTAATAGCAAACATGTTAAAAATTCTTTAGGAAACAATGATGCGATTGTGGATGATATTATATATAAGTCGGATATGATTATGAATGATCCCGAAGTAATAGAACTTCGAGAGACATTTAAAAATAGGAAAAACGGTAAAAAACGGCAAAATGTTCGGAAGTTTTCTACGCCCGACCAATCCATCGTTCTAAGTGAAGCAAAAGATTCCGGTTTTAATATGTTGGCACAAATTGACCTTCTCCCTCATGATAGACCTTTCCAATATATCTATATCTTATATAAACCAGCAAACTAATCGCGTTCAACTTCGTTCTTACCTATTTTATGTCGAGATATAGACAGTATTAAAACAATGAGACGTAAGAGATGTGGTGAGATTTGCGTTTATTCATAATTCGTAAATCAATAATCAATAATGAAGCGAGTTGATTATTTTAAAAATATCACGAAAAATATGCGAATGTAATAGTACGAAATCGTATAAAGGAAACAAAATATATATTCGTAATTATTATGGTATGTGGTTATATTATATCACAGTAAGTGTTTTATTATTTATTTTATTATTACATGGGTATAATAAAGTAAGGCAAAGATTTTGGCTAGAGCAGCCAATATTTTATAGATACAACCTTATCAACTGGTGTAGATTAGACACTATTGTATCCAATGAAAAACCGACGGATACGATTCATTTAAATTTTTTAAATAATAATGTATCTTATGCGACACATACAAATGTAGCTGTAAAGATAGGGGACATATATATAAATGAAATTGATAAAAGTATGAAATATTATGAAGATATCGTATCATTAATAAACGACTATCCGTATTTTAATCCAAACTACAACAATGGTAATATGAAATTTTTAGACGTGAATAGAACAGTGAATAAGTCATTTTTAAAAATATTACTAGAGAATCATGACTATAATCCAATCGTGACTGTACATTACAAAAACATATATAAGACCAATAACGATACCTCAGGTATTATTTCTATCCGCAATATAGTTGGTGTCATTATTTCAATACCGCTTTATTGTTTTTTTAGGAATAAAAAAAGTGGGAATAATAATAATAAACGGGTAGTCGCGACAGCGACAGCGATGCCTATTTATTATTCTCATGTTTTTTATAATTCTAAGGAAATCGATGAAACGGATGTTATGGAGATGATTAAAACGTACAACTATAAAATGTATCATGATTGGGACGAGGTCATAAGGAGAGAGCGAGATTATATACACTCTGAAACACAAGAGGTGCAACAGATGCGTGAGATTAATCGAAAATCGGACAAAGTAATTAAAAACTCGAAACCTCAAGAAACTGAAAACATATACGAAAAAAATGGATTAGTTATGGCGAAAGATAAAGAGAAAATATATTCATCGATTTTCATATATACTGGAATAAATATACCTAAAATGATTGTTCCCTTTTTGGAATATCACTCCTTTTATATTCCTATTTTAAACTGGGATACGGTAGAGTATAGGTTTGACGCCAGTATACAGCTAATAAAAATAGGTATACAAAATATAAATATTTTCTTAGAATATTTACAACTATATCATACAAATAATGCTACAATGAACAAAAGTAGTAAAAAATATTCTAGACTGTTTGAGGTATCAATCTTACCATCATTTTCTCACATATTTCATCTTATAAAGAGTGAAGTATATTCTATATACGTATTGTTACAAAAAAACAATGCGGGAATAGATGGTGCAAACCGAGATACGATACTTGCGGTATATATGTTTCGCATGTCAAATAAAATAGTTATCAATAAAAATGTTATAAAAGAAGCAAATAATATGTTACATATTCCTATATCAATACAAACGCCATCTACACATGATAATTTTTTTATTTGCGGATTTATAAATGCGCTAAAAATGGAGAAAAAAGATAAAATAGAGAGAAAAGAGAATAAAATAGGGTGTATCTCTATCGATACATTATCGCATAATAAAAAGATAATAGAATATTTTTTATCGACAACCAAACCAACATTGGTAGAAAAAAACACATTATTGATTCATAACTATATTTGTAAAACATTATTACCAGAAAATGTTGTAATAATGAATTGATGTTTTGATGTTTTGTTGTTTTGTTGCATTATCGATTTATGAATTATGAATAAACGCAAATCTCACCACATCTCTTACGTCTCATGTTTTTATCTTACGTACTTGCTAGACTTGGAAAAGGAATCTACGATAAAAATCACGAAAATGCCTAGAAAAGCATACAATATCAAATCCTCAAAAATAGAATTCGTTTTATAATCTTGTTGGTCTTCTAGTAGGTCTATAATATAATTTATTTTTTCTATTAACTCGCCCTTCGGTTGATTCGGTATCTCCGATGAACCTTGGTTCAAATGCGGAATATACTGTTTATAATATTGATTCGCATATGTACTAGGCATATCATCATACGTAGTATTTGAAACAGCACCCACAGGTGATGTTGGAATATCGGGACTATATAATGTTTTCGAACCCTGAGCGGAATTAGAACCGGAAGTGTCATTTGATGCAGAAGCACTAGGTCCTCTATAGTTTAATTCTGGCAATGGGGGGAACATATTGGAGTTGGACCTGCGAGTGTCGCTACCTTTATAGTTTGCTAAACCGCCGTTTCCTTCTTCGCTCTCGGAGTCACTAGATTCATCCATGGATTTTAATAATGCTGCAAGCTTGGATTCATTGGGGGCAGATGGTTTATGTTTAATTGTTTTTCTCAGATTTGTATTTTTATTTTTAGAATAATCATTGTTATCATTATTGCCTAAACTATAATTATTTTTATTATTATTTACAGGGGTATATGATGATTTTGTATTTTGAACTGTTGATCCATTTGCTTCTTCTTCATTATAAGACGAAGCAAATAATGCTAAAGGTATAGTCATTCCTATAAAAAAATGAGATATTATTTTAAAAAAAAAACGGAAATTAATTAACAATATTAACAATATTAACAATATTATCTACCACTCCATACTTTTATTATTGGTAATTGATTATTGTACCTTTTATTTACATAGTCATCGTAACTTAAGCCCCATTTACAATATTTCTGAATAGAACCGAACAAAGAATGTTCTATCTTATTTACTTGCAGTAGACATCCAATAATTCTTTCAAATGCACATCTAGCATATCTACATGTTATATGTGGTATCAAACAAGCTAATCGAAACTCATTATCTATACTTTTCAAGTAATCGTAGGTAATAGAAACCATACAACCAAAACATCCCTTCCATAAATTTAAATCTTTCTTATTATAAAAACTATTCAATTTGTTACTATTAATAGCATTCAACATGTTTATTTGGTACGGTGTAGATTCGGGGTCCATAATATTCTCCTTGCCAAAATCAAGTATCATTTTATAATTGTTTACATCAAAATTTATATACTTTTTTATAAACATTGCATCGTGTAACATAACAGCAGTTTCGCAAAATTTTGTTTTCAAATAATAATAATAAGGTAAAAATTCACCTCTTCCGTGAAACTCGCTGCGTATTACCATTGTATTCTCTAAAGGTTCGGTCGTTACAAACGAATAGTCACTGTTATCGTCTATTATTAGTATTCTATTTTTTGGATAAAATGTTTTAATACATCTATAACACTCTTTCCAGTATTCATTCGTCACGCTATTGCGTACATGTCGTAAAATTATAAATCCTATCTTTTCTGGTTCGCTTGTTTCGCAAGTTGCACCAACACATGAAGTTTCCCACATCATTGTAGGCAAAATTTCATTCTCTTTATGATGTAAATTATTATGGGGAATACTAATACCCGTTAAAAACTTATTCGAGCGATTTGGTATAAACTTCGAAGCCTGATGGTTTAAATGTGAAGTATAAAATAAAGGATATCTAGGGATTGTCGGTCTTTTATTATATGAAACATTCGGTATTAAATGTTTTATGTGATTATTATTATTCATATACACGCAATTGTGGTATGTATTTTATAAATACACTATATAAATAAATAATGTTATATTACGATAAATTATGTTACAACTAAATTATGTTACAAATATATATTATTTCTAAATATAAACAAATATATAACAAATATAAACAAAAATAAATTAATACATTTTAAAATTACAAATTTATTAATTTTATTTGTTTTGTAAATATATAATATAATATTCGCAACGATAAACAATGGATGTTATAAATGGTGCTGTAGAATCTCTAAATTCTAGTACATTTTTTGCCGGAATAATGATGATATGTTTAAATATTGGGTCGAGATATATCCAGCTTAATTTAGACGAGTCGACGGAATCGTATATAAAATATGCTCTTACAAAAGAAATATTAGTTTTTACAATATCTTGGATGGCGACCCGAAATATATATACCGCTCTTGTGTTAACGGCTGTTTTTGTCGTTTTAGCAGATTTTGCGTTAAATGAAAAAAGTAAATATTGTCTTCTTCCCAAAAACTTCATAAAATCGCGAAAACTTGGCGAATATACAAACAATAAAGTTATAACCGAGAAAGAATTCAATGATGCTATGGAAATAGTAGAAAAATATAAAAATCAGAAAAATAAAAGTAGTCAATTAAACTATTTAGATGCTTATAACATGAATAAAATGTAAAACACTAACATAAGAAACAATAATAACGTGAAATATATAATGTATAATAAATTAATATTGTAATATTCAAATTAATTAAATGAATATTATAATATATATTATCAATATTATATAAAATGAGCAAACAAGAAGAAAATGATGTTGATGGTGACGACGAAAAAGATAAAGTATCGTGGTACGTAAATCAACAAAATAAAACAGCAAATATTATTAAAAAATATAACATAGGAACACTACAAATGTTTATAAGTCCCGAAATTTTAAGTTTGACTAGCAAAGAGAGGAAAAAAATAGATAAAATTTATTACAAACGAGAATATACGGTTACGCCAAGCGAGTTGCAAAAGTCGCAAAAAGATTACGAAAAAGAATTAGCGTTGCAGAAGTCGCAAAAAGAACAAAAAGAACAAAGAGAACAAAAAGAACAAACAGAAATTATCCCCAAACAAGCCGCTATTGTAAATAATATCCCTCCAGCCCTCCCAAATAATCCCGCAATTGTCCCCAAAGATCGCCCAGCCCTCCCAGCACCCGTCGCACCCATCGCACCCCCCGTCCCTAATGTACAAAGAAGAGGGGTAATGATTGGAGGAGGATTCTTTGACTCCGATTTTAATGACGACCGTGGCAGACTTTACGACAGAGAAAGAGAAAGAGAAAGAGAAAGAATAGAGCCATATAATGGTATGGAAGCGAGGATGGAAGCAAGACCCGGAGCAAGACCTGGCATAACCAGCTCATTCGGTTCATCAAGCGCATTAAATCGAGCAACAATGGATTTAGAACCATTTATTGCTTCATTAATAAAATTTAACAATACGGGTTTTCCAGTTAACGCCACAATAAAGGCGCGAGTAGATACATTTTTTAATATAAATTTATTTAAAGCATTTTTAAAAAGATTAGGAGAGCCCATAAAATTATACGGGGCTGACAATCAAATTATTTCAGTAGATGATGTTGAAATATTAAATGAACCGAAAAATCAAAAAAAAGATGATGGCAAAAAAAAAGTATTCGAAACAGACCAAAAAACAGAAGGAAGTTTTATTACAAACTGGTATCCAGCTCAAGAACAAAAAAAACTTATCGGTTCAGTTTATGCATTTATATATAATACACCAACGGAACAAGAAATGAAACAAATGTCAGACATGGGAAAAAAAATACCACAAGCTTCCATGTTAATGATTAAAGAAGGAGATAATTATAGGCTTATGGGTGGTCCTATCGATAATAGAGAAAAGGTATATACAGGTTACGCAAGTGCCGTTTCAGTATCATCAAGTAAATTTAATAGCGTCACAGAAGAAAATACCGTCGCGAATCAAATTAATTCCGACTACAGGAAAGTTACAGGACAAAGTAGTCTTCCTGTAGCGATTTCAAATACTGGATTGCGGTTTATATACGAACCGCAATCATCGTTTGACAAAGATGTTAATGCTAATTCGGATATATCAAAATTAAAAAGTGTTATTTATACGAGGCAAGTTACGAATTCGCAAATCGAATCTATTATTGAAAGTTCTAGAGCAACGTCAACTGATATAGTTAAAGTTCCCATAGCTACACTCTCTAACGTATTAAACGGAAAATCTCAGACGATTCAAATAAAAATAGACTTAAACCCAAATACAGCAAAAGTACTGAAGTTTCTTTTTAGAATATTAGAAAAACAAAATTTATTATCTACTATTTCGGGACAACAAAAAAAGAAGACGGGCGAAATTTACGACGAGAGAATTAAGATACTTAGAGACAAGTTATCAGAGTCATCTTTAAATGAACTTGACTCCATTATTAGGCACAACATTCGTTTCATCTTAGATGTACTTTTTTCTACTAAAACAACATTTAAATATAAAGGAATTGATTATATAGTTGATTACCTAGAATGGAATAATACTTTTAAACAGTTGAAAAAGGTTCTCGAAAACTATAAAGTTGCATACTATATTGAACTAGAGTTATTCCTAGAAAAATTAGAAAAAGGAAAACTTGCAATCGATCGCGATGGAACATTATTTTCATCGTGTGCTGTAAAAGGCTCTCAAATTAAAAACTTCTGGAGACGTAATTTCTTAGAGCAAAACTGGTCAAAAGTTGGAAGACAGATTAAAAATTCGATTAAAGTAACAACTACACCGTCGATTACGGATATTCTTCCAGGTTTTATAAAAAGGGCACTGGATGTCGGGTCAAGTCAAGTCATGTCACAGTTAAATCCGGGTGTAAACCAAATCTCATTTGTTCAATACTGTTTTTTAGGTCAAGAACAACTAATACAAGAATTTAAAAATATTGACAACTCTTTCGCTGGTGTTTCGTGGAAAAATGAAAACTCGTGGAGTAAACGCAAAGAAATATTATTTAATGCAATGGATGTATGTGGGTCTGATGTATACTGTTTCCAAAATGTACAGTGTTCGATGGAGTCATATAGAACAATTGTAAATTCATTGACAGACACAGAAAAAGAAACATTAGAAGACATAACTACTACAAGTAAACAGAGTGATAGAATAAAAATACACAGAAAAGTTTTAAATCAGCTATTGGAAAAAATAGACGACCCTCTAAATTTATTAGCGCAAATATATGAACGATATAAACAGGGATATTTTTTTAGTTACTTCTTTGAACAAAATTATATTGGAGGCACATTAAGTGCTTTGAGTAAAAAAACAGCACTAGGTAACTTAACTATGTTTAAAATTGACAAATTTGAATTAAAGGACGAGACTGATATAAGAATGGGAGCGTTTATAAGTAAAAATAAAAAAACAATCGAGGGAGTTAGTTCTATACAAGCAATCTATGGTAATACTTCTTTTGCAACAGTCGCATATTGTACATTTAAAGGTGGTAAATACACAAAACCATCTTCTTTACCTGGACAAATGCCGGGAAGTTTTGTAGCTTCCACTTCTACGCCATTACAGAGAGGAGCGCCGTCTAAATTACCCGGAATTCCTGAATATATTGGTACTATTAAAGTAAGTGATACTGACGACGTGATACCGGAAGAAGATAAAAGAGACGAAGTTCAAGGAATCGAAGACTATATAGAAGAAACCGCGCAAAATATAAGCTCCGTGCCGGGTGAAAAACTTGTACAAGTGGGCGGAGGCAATGGCGACGGCGACGGCGACGGCGAATGGTACAATCAAGATAATTCGGAACAAGTTGGATTATTTTCAGGACTATTTGGCAACAAGGATATGGGTAAACAGTCCAAGATTAAACCAGAAGCAAAGCCATGTAAAAAATATATGAATCAAAGTTATATTCCAGGGGGTCAAATTTTTGGAATTATAAATATAAAATTAGAAACAGCGGAAACATTAAAACAAATCGAATCGAAACAATTTGCGTCAGTTATACCGGGTATACCGGGCATACCAGCTAAAACTACTATGCCGGGAGCACCCGCTACATCCGATAAAAAAATTACGAAACAAATGATAGAAGTTTTATTAATAGCTGCATTTATTTCCAAGTTTAGGTCTAGATATTATTTATCAAGTTCGACCGATATAAACCCCTATTTTATGACAGGTGATTTTAATTTTGATATACCATACGACAAACAAATTATCAAAAGTGATATAAGCAACGTATATTCACAAGCACCAGCGTTGGCTTTAATGTTAACAAGGAGTAATAATGTATTTAAACCCGATAATTACCCATCACTTTCAGGATACGCAAAAGAAATAACAGATTTTATTAAAATGTGCAAAATATTAACATACCTATATGGTGGTGCAGGTAAAAATGGACGATTTCGTTTAAATGGATACACCAATAGCCAAACACTGCCGAATATGTTTGGGCATAAATATTCTTTATCGAATCCCGAAAAAATAAACAAAAGTGGGCTTATCTTTACAACCGGTAAATTAATCCTTTGTCCAAAAGAAGAAATGAATAAAATAGTAAACTCGGAATCGTCGGAAGGGTTGCCTGTTTATCCAAATAAGTCGAATCCATCCAACAGTGAAGCAATCGGTGGTGTTTTTGAACTCGAGACCGTATTTGTCAATGATGTAATAAAGCAGGTAGCCGTTGGCGAATCCGAAGAACAACAAAATCAGCAGGTCGCATTACAAGATGAAGCGAAGCGAAGTATAATAGAAGAATTAACCGGCAGACCAATAGGAACATCAACAGAGAGAGAAGATTCTTCCGTTTCCGCTTATGCTCGTTCTCGTTCTATTTCACCTTCTCAAGGCGCACAAGGAGTGTCTGATGGAGAAGCGGAGGTGGAGGCGGGAGTGGAGGCGGAGGCAGAGGCAGAGGCGGAAGAAACTCCCGACTGGGGGAAATCTACTTCAGGAAAACCAAGTAACGCTTCTGTTAAAATTGTTCCCGACGCGATACAAATAGCTGGCGATCAATTGGAAAAATTGCATAACCTCGAATATACCGCATCAAAGGCAGAAACTGTAAAAGGCTCTCCTTATAAAAAATCAGTATTTATATGTGAAACGGGAAAACCAGAGTATAACTACTTGACGAGTTTAGAAATGACAAAATGGGAGAATAGTAAAGATAAAATATACTCGGACCATTCGCCAATTATGTATAATATTAATAACGCAAATAACAACCAATGTGGTCCACAAGTTGCGGTTGGTCAGCAAAGTGTCATGTCCGGAGGTGCATTTCCTGCGGAAATAAAATTAATAACATGGAATATTGCTAGTCACGGCGGAGAAGGATCTGACAAGGCTAAGGTATTATTTTATTTCCATAAATTTAATGGAAAAATGAAAGAAGGAATAGAGCATTATAAATCGAGGTTAACAAATAACGCACGAGCTATTCGTGATATGATGAAAGGTGGTTATGACTATACTTTAATACAAGAAGGACCTACATATGTATTGGAAAGTAGTCTAAATAAAGAAGCTGCACAATCCGAACCGGCACAATCCGAACCTTTTAAATATAAAGAATTTTTAACTAATGCTATAAAAAATAATGAAAGTGGCGACGGTAGTGTTAATCTTGACATTGTACCTTCAGAAATAACAGATGATACTAAATATTTTGGCGAATTTTATTTGATTGTTAATAAAAATACAGTAAACGTTACAGAAATAAAAAGTTTGGGATTTTTAATTAAAAGTGGTAAAAATATATTCTCGAATGATGAAGCGGCAAAAGTATTTAACGGCATAATACGGACGGTAGAACAACAAAATTTACCAAAATATGAAAAGGAGTTTATTATAAGGGATTGTTCAAGGTTGTGGTTTTTTGCAAACACTAAAAGTAAACAAATATTGACATCTACACACTTGTCGTTAAGTGAAGAAAATACACCAAAGATGTATGAAAGACAACGACAGGTATATGTACTATTAAACAGTGTTATTTTTTATTTAAGACAAGACCCCGTGTATAGAGACTATGATATTATTTTTAGTGGTGACTTTAATGTTAACTTATTGCAACCTTTTCCAATAGATGTTCCGCCAACTTTCTTAAAATGTAATAGTGTTGCAAGGCAACAAACATTCATATACACAAGTAAAAATAATGCACCTTCATCCTTCGGTGGAGAAAACGAAGCTAAATACAATCCGACAAATATAGACTTTACTGTATTTTACCCCAAGGTTCGTCCTAGTTCCCAATCTTCTTTACTGTCTCCGACCTCTCCGACCTCTCCGACCTCTACGACATCTACTTTAGTGCCATCGTCGACATCCTCTGCGCAACGTAAAGTAAAGGTAAGCAAAATAACATATTATACTCAAAATGAAATATTCAAGGCATTGCAAGTTACCTCACCAGATACTAACTTACTGAGTAAAAATGTTTCAATAATAAATACAGAATATAGTATGACATATGCTAACCTCGATATAATGCCCCCCGGATCAGCCACACTATTAAACATAGGAGATAAACCTTTAAATAATATAACTTATAGTCATCCAACAGCAACCACCACGTCACCATCTAATCTTACTGTAAAATATATGATACAGGCATCACCGGGGATGTCTGGAACAGGCGATTTAATTACAAGAGATACATTGTCAAATTCTGTTATGAATTCTCTTATTTTGGCGACGTTAAATGGAGTTACAAATATTATTTTTCCATTTATAGGAGGTGAAATATTTTTTAAGAAGCTTGAGGCAGTTGAAAAGGCAGCAGGTAGAGTACATAGTAGAATCGAACACGCAAAGATGTTATTAAAAGGTATAACAGACTTTTATGAATTTATGAAAGGGAAGGAAATGACAAACACTTTAAAAAAAATATATTTTTGTCCATGGGGAAAAGAAGAAGAAAAAGCATTATATATTGCAAAAAACGATCTATCTACTATTAATCGTAGTGTTTTAAACATATCAGATGGAACACGTAATTTAATAGACGAGACAATGAGTCTTGCAAAACGTAGTATTCCTGTCCTGATAGATGCTATAGTAAATGCGGCAAATGTAGAACTGAGTTTTGGAAACGGTATTTCAAGTATGTGTTATGCAGCAATAAGACAGGACATTAGTAAACAACGACAACTAGATGGAATTAAAAAACAGTTTACTGAGGCTTTTAAAAAATATATGAAACAACAAAATGACGATAAATTACAGTCGAGTTCTATTGCAACAATTGCTGAAAAAATTAGAAACAATACTTTGTTAGAACTGGGAGTGCCAAGAGGGTATGTAACTACACGTGGCAGTGATACTTATGATGTTGGTATTGAAGAAGGTAATACGATTGTAATTAAACGTATAGATAATTTAAAGTTAAATAGTTTTGAACTTACAAAAGAGGAAAATAAATTTATTCACGGTATACCTGCAGGTTCATCTTTATTTTATTATGACATCAAGAAAAAAAATGCAAGCAGTAATTATATTAAATGTTGGTTTTCATTTAATACGTCAACATTTAGAACAGGTTTTGATGAGATTGGTTTGAAATATAGATATCAAGTATTTAACCCCATTGGGTCTGATGGTATGATTGTATGGTTAGATACATCAATGACTGCCAAAGAACTGACATCATTTAGTGAAATCCAGAAAAAAGAAATAGGCAAAGTAATAAATGATTGTATTTCAAGTCCTGAAAAATCATATATAGATGTCGTAAAATATTTTATAAATACACATCTAGATGCTTATAAACATAATAGCGCCACGCTAAAAGAAGAACTAAAAAATAAAATAATAGAGTTAGCAAAACAAATTAAATTACCAGTACCCGAGGGTATAGTCATTTGGGAAGATATAAAAAGTTGGCCGGACATTTATGTACCACCAGCATCATCGGTTTCCCCCGTTTCTAGTAGCCCTACAACAAAAAAAACCATTACTCAAATAAATGGTATAAAAAAAAGAGCTGGTGTTGCTGATTTTAAAAGCGCACAAACAAATGGTGTTAAAGCGAATACCAAAATAGCCGGGGGTGTTGATGATACTATCATATACAACGTAGGTGGTTCAACATTTGAACAAGCGCTAAAAGAAATTAATGCCGGAAAAAAAGAAACACATTGGATGTGGTATATTTTTCCATCCGATTTAAGAGTACAAACACCATGTTCTACATTTTTTAGACTAGGACCACGGGCTAGTAATGATGCAATTAGCAAAGGGTCAATAATAGTATCAGACTACTTAAAAGACGAATATTTAAGGAAAAACTATATGATAATAACGGAAGCATTATATGATACATTAGACGAAATGCTAAAGCGTGACAACGATGACAACGATGACAACGATGACAACGATGACAACGATGACAATGAAACACCTCAGAAAATATTAAAAAAAATTATGGTAAGTAATATTGATTATTTAAAACTAAAACGATCTATAAGCAACTTTTACAAACCGCTTAAATCTAAAATAAATGAAATGTCTATTTCGGGTGGTACGAAATTTATTAAAAAAATGAATATATTAAACTATATATTGAATGATATTATTGATCGCGATTACCGTATTGAAGACGACAAAAGAGTTGAAATAGAGACTGGTTATTATAGAGTATTAGGAGAAGAAGCGGAAAGTTTGCTCAATTCTGCCGCTACTTCATCTGAGAATGATACTGCCGTCCTCGATGATGCTGCTTCACCCGATAATGATACTGCTGTCCTCGATGCTGCTGCTTCACCCGAGAAGGATACTGATGCTCCCGATACTACTGCTGCTCCCGATGAAGATGTTGATTCGCCTGATAAAGAGGAGGAGGAGGAGGAGGAGGAGGTGGAATCTATACCAAAATTAAACGCAAAGAGTAAATCCAGAGTTTTATCATTGGAACAAATTCTGAAATTAATGATACTTAATATACAAAATAATGTGTTTATAATAAGTGGGGGTAGTTATAATCCACCACATAATGGTCACATTAAAATGTTCGAGACGGCGTATGATACCCTTCGCGCTAGAGATACCGCGAGTGGTGAAAACGATGAAAAGGGTTATTATGGTATAATGGTAGTAGCTACAAGAAGCCATCTTATGTCAAAAATTTCAAACACAAAAGAAATATTAAACTCTGGCGATAGAATAAAGTTATGCAAACTAGCATGTGATACATATAATTGGAAAGACGCCAATTTCAACTCAAATAATATGCTAATATTAGATGTAGCCGATGATTATCCTAACAGAATAATATTAAACAAAATAAAAAGAATACTTGATTTGAGTAAAACGCGTGACGAGCAACTATTAACAAGATTAAAAATTAATAACCTGTTTTATTTATGTGGTTCGGATTTTTTTATAAATTGTTACTCGGAATCAAGCAGATATAGTGTAATTTGTATAGCACGAAAGTCAGAAGAAGGTAATATCGAGGACCAAATTAAAACAGCTGAAGCATACAATAACGCATATTTGAAACTACCCGTATATACAGATGAATCGAGCGAAGAATACGATTTATCTTCAAGTGTAGTAAGAGATAATATTTATAAATTAAAAAAATCTAAAAGTTGGGAAAGAGAGAGGATTTGGGATGAAATTATAAAGTTTATTGGTTTACCGGTGTATTGTTATTTGGGGGATTTAGATTATTTAGTTGAAAAAAAATATTACGGAGATAAATGCGATAAACGCGATTCTAAGTTAACTGCCGAATTAATTTCTGTTGATGCAATTGGTATAGGTGCTGACATAGATGGTGATGAAGATAGTAGCGATAGCGTGCCTATAGACGATGGTTATTACATTGATTTATCTGTAGGAAGCACAGATGATATACCTGAAAAAGATAAAAATATATTTATGGACATAAATACGGAGAGTATGTTTGATAGTCAAACAATCGAGAACGCACGACATTTTGATAATGTTATGAACGCATTAATACATTGTGGTGAGCATAGAGAAGATATAAATTACAAACAAATCAAGGTTTTTTTAAAAAGAATATACGATAAAGGATTATATTATATATTAAACGACTTAAGTTACTTCCAATCCAATAAAATAGACCCCAAGCATTGTTTTATACCAGAATTATTTTCTAATGGAGGTAGTAACATAAATTTATTAGAGAATATGCCTTTAATAACGACGCAAGAATTTAATAGAGAATATTTGACTGAAAATGACGGTGCAACGGAGAATTTAACAAACCTTGTCGCCCTAGAAAAGAATTATCTACGTGGTATAGACGAAAAAACTTATAAAGACTATGATGGAAAACCCATTAGTAAAGCCATGGTTATTGATATATTGGGATTTTTATATGAAAGTGAAAGTTATAGTTTGTATTTATATATAATAGGTCACGACACTTCTAAACTAGGGAAAGAAATATTAATAAAATTGTACTCGACCCTATTAGAACAAAAGAATGATAAAGTTGAATCTATATTAACCGAGTTGAAAGATAAGGTGAGTGATACAATTGAAAGTAGTCATGGGAAAATACCCGATTTAACGAGAACGATGGGAAAAAGAAAACTTCCTAAGGTCAGTGGCGTTCCTCCTGTGGGGTCAGAACAACTATTAAAAGCAGCTGGATATGTTAACATGAAAACGACTCCAAACGGTAATTGTTTTTATAACGCTATTGGAATGTTATCTTCTGAATATTCACGAAATGAAGTTGAGTATGATAAATACAAATCTATGAATACAGAAGAACGAGATGAAGTACAGTACAAGGAACAGTCGAGAGTTAGAAGAGATCTTACTACATTTCTAATGAATATTTATAATTTAATAAAAGATGTGGTAAATAAGGAGAGTAAAGAATATAAGGAATCACCTATTTTAAAGTATATAATGAGAAAGGGTAGAGGGGGGTTCAAATATGTTAGTAAAATAGCTCGCCGAGTTGGATATGACTATTTTGGGTCTGATTCGGAAATATATTTTGCATCATTATTTTATGCACAACCAATTGTCACAGTAACAGGAATATCAGGAGTTAATAGCTTTAATCTATTTTATTGGGATACTTATAATATAAATAGCACAGATGGCACGCCTTTTTTGGAATATCTTCGAAATGTTACTCCTGAGACAACAGAAAGAGATGCAAATGTAGTAATACAATTTTTATCATTTCATAGTAACCAGTTTTTATACGATATTAAAACAACTTCTGATTTTTTACTTAATTATCCGCATTCGTATTTTTTAATAGGTGGTATGGGGCATTGGACATATGCTGTGAACGAGAATTTAATTAAAGATGCTTCTGGTGCTTCTGGTGCTTCTGATGAAGAGAGTGCTTCTGGTGCTTCTAGTGCTTCTGGTGAAGATGGTCACGTGCTGGGGGGAGGAGGTGGAAATAATAATAAAATATCAACATATACTCCAAGATTTACTAAAAAGAGAAAAAATAAATATTACAAAAAAGATGCACAGACATCGTTACAAAAAACAACAAAAAAACATAAGAAAACTAGAAGAGCTAATAAAAATAAAGATAATATAGTAAAAAATAAAAAACATATCAAGAAGACTATAAAACAAGGGAATAGTTTATAAGTAGCACGATAGTTATGGTTATGGTTATGGTTATAATTATTTATTATTTATTTGTAAATAATAAATAGCAGAACAAACATAGCAAAAAGGTGAGCATAAAGTATATCCCCGCTATTCCCCCGCTCTTCCCTGTAATTAAAACGTATTTCTAAGAAACCGATAAGTAAAATAGGAAAGAAAGGAAACGCCTAGTGATAGTGGTATTGACTGGTACGGTTGATTGCATATTTTATTGACAAGTATTGCACTTGTAATGGGCGCATTTAAAAATGCACTTACTAATGCAACCATTCCTAAAAACATAAGTCTGTATTGGTTAATATTAGTATATTTAGATGCGAGAGAACCGAAACCACAACCGATTGTCAATGCCGGAATTACGAGACCTCCTGTTAATCCTGCAGCGATGGAAATAATAACACTAATGATTCTTCCAAAAACGCCATATATGCTAAATCGGTCTAATGTCTCAAATTTACCTTCACTTTCTAATTTTTTCAATTTATCGAGCTCTTCGTATTGCTTATCTTCTTCGAGTTTTTTCATTTTTTCTTTATTTTTAACTGCTTGAAATCCATCATTAATTTCCGTCAATCCGAAGCTCATGGACGAGAATCCTAGCTTTTTAATCAGAAAGGCAAGCAAAAATCCAAATCCAATAACATATAAATTATTGAATTTGGAATTTTTGATAAAATTAAATAAGAAGTGTATATTTTTTAAAATAATAAATGAAAGTAGACCCATTAGTATAGAAAAAATTGAAATATAACCGATATCCTTATATTTAAAATTAATTGTGTCAATTTTTATCGGATTTTCTTCTTCATTTACTAAAAATGTAATAAATGGGATTGCACATAACATAATACCAAAGTTGGAAAAAAAGTTTGCATCTTTATAATGCAACATCGTTTCAATAATATAAAATAGCGTTGTTATTGCTGAACCAAAAATAATAGTGAAACCGATTGCATATCCTAAATATATAATTAATTCAGTATGTATCTCATGTAGACCAAGAATGTCTTTTGTTTTAAAATAAAAGTATAATAATAAGCTAATGGACGAGTATATAATTACACCTTCGTCACCTAGACCTGCTCCAGAAGCAACGGCAAGAAGAGAGAATATATATATTGCTATATTTGACAAAGCTCCATGAAAAAAATGTGTTTTAGAGTAGTAATTTTTGTGTTCAATTACACTTTTTAACATTTTTGAAATATATAACTCAAAGTAACCGTCTGTGTATTTGAAATATTTTGCCTTTGATGCAATCCAAAATAGTAACGGGACGTATAAATAAGTATATTTTCCATTATTAGTTAAAATCTCATCGGTATTTGTTAAAATATGGTCATAGATATCAAAAAAATGTTTATTCATAATTATGACAATAAAGATAAAAATTATAAATACAACAATTGTTTTAACTGGCGTGGCGTATTTAATACTTACAACATCCATAGCAATATAATAGTTATAGTAATATTTTAAAAGATGTATAATATATTATAATAATATTTATAATAATAAAATTGTAATAATAAAATTGTAATAACAAAATTATAAAATATCGTTACCAAAAATATCTTTAAATGCTATCATCATTTGTTCTATATACGACGAGTTTGTTGCTAGGGAGTTACATACATTTTCCGAAATAGCGATTGCTAGTTCAACACGGCAAAAGAATTTTGAAAATTGTAAATTTTGTATTTTTAATATTTTATTTATTTCGTATATTTCTTCGCCGCCAAAAAACTTTGTATCATTTTGTAAAACATCGGAACATATAGTAGAAATTTTATTAACTAGTATATTTTTATGCCCTTCGGATATATCTGGTCCAGACGTGTCTATTTTTTCGGAAAGATGTTCGGTAATAAATGTGGACAATTCTTTGTGATCTTTACTGACAAGAATCTTAAAAAATGTAAAAAATATATTCTGTTCTTCTCTTGTCATTGTTCCTATAATTCCATAATCTATTATACCGATTTTTAAGATGGGTTCTGCGATGAGATTGTTATTTTCATCTTTACGGCTATGGTATTCTTTCATAAAAATAACATTACCCGAGTGTAAATCGGCATGGTAAATTGCGTCATAGAAAACACACTTTAAGTTAAATCGTGACAAAATTTTAGAATATTCATGTTTATCTTCATGTAAAATATTTTCAATTCGACTGCCTTCGATTTTATCCATTATAATAGCACACGGATTATGTTCTGTAAAATAAGAATATACTTCCGGAATACAAATATTATGCACGTCATTGAATTTTTCACGAAATGTAGTAATATTTTTTACTTCATTTAAAAAGTTTAACTGACTTGTCATTATTTCGCGATTTTCTTCGAATAAATCGCTTATGTTTAACTCACATAGATATGGTATTTTACTAGAGATTTTTACCAATAGTTCTAGTTCATCAATTGACTTTTTAAATTTTTCTATAATATTTTTACGGCGGTATTTAATAATAACATTTTTCCCATTTAATTTTCCACTATATATTAGTGCGATATTACCCGATTTAATGGGAGTTTCGCTTTCAATTGAAAGGTCGTCATTATTTTTTCTAGCAATATTTATCAGGTCATATAGTCCACTATAGTCAATTTCGGTTGTATTATATTTAACATTATCGGTGTATGTAATAAAATGATGAAATAGGTCTTTATCTACCAAGTTATTATTATTTGCGAATGCTTGAAATATTTTTGTAAAAAATATATTTTTATCGGACATTTTAGAGGCTATATTTTTTATCATATTATTGTAGTCTTCGGGGGTCTTTTTTGATATTTTGTATATGAAATAATATTTTGTATATATACCGAGGCAGCATGTTATAAACCACGATTTTGATACACCTGATGCAAGGTAAGATGCAACGCCCTTAAACATATTTGAAATTTTATTTGAAATACTGATTTTTTTATTATTTTTTTCGTTCATATTGGGGTCGTTATCGGGGTCGTTATCGACTTTATCTATTTTTATTTCTTCTAGAGTTTCATCTTCTTCGTTGTATATCGTTTTTTTTATTCTTTGATACATAATACTGTTTATAATAGTATTATGTATTATAATCTTTATATATTTATAATTTATTATACCATTTCTATGAAATTTTTCAAACTTAGAAACATTTTTTTCATTGTAAGTCCTAAAATATTTTCCATATATATTGGTAGTGAGTGCACTAATTCGAATTTAAAAATATAATTTATATTTAGTTTGAAGTCTGATTCGAAATTTACAATCATGGTAGATATTGTATTTTTAACTTTTTCATAGCTACTCAATTCTTCTAGATTGGGATAGTCGATATCGGAACTAGTATATATATGTTTTTCATTTTCAACTTGCGCTATTGTTTTTATGTACATATATTTTGGTTTAATTCCCAATTCTTTCCCAAAAGGTTTAAATAAAAAAAGAACTTCTACTTCGGTTGGAGAAATCCACTTTTTTATTTCTATTTTTTCAAAATTATCTCTATTTAAACTATAAAGAAGACTATACATATTAATATTTACGATATCGCGTAAAATTTTATTTTTATTTTCTAAATTAAACTGTAATAAGAATATGTTGCACATTTTTTCTCTTTTTAAAAAAAGATGTTCTTTATTGCAAACCGTTTTAAAGTCGTAATTATGTATTTCGTTGGTGGCGTTGGTGGTGTTGGTGGCGTTGATATTATTATTATTATTTTTTTCTTCTATATTTTCCATAAACAGTACACTGTTATTATTGGCATTCATACTGTCTTACTTATAAATACTGTTAGTTTATCTAAATAATATTATAATATAATTATAACTCATTTGCAATAAAAATAATATATTTTGATATATATATAGTTTTAAACATCCCAATAACATCCCGATAACATTCAAAAATGTCTAAAAGTAAAAATAATAGCATTATATCTTATATTTTATTAACAGCCCCGATTATTTTAGGATTGGGTTCGGGATATTTTGTATCTCGTAAGAAAATTCCAAAAGTAAAATCTTATTTTACTCCCCCCTCTTGGTTATTTGGTATTGTGTGGCCTATACTATATTTACTACTAGGATATTCATCCTATCTCATATGGAACAGTACTAGATTGAGTATGGGTAATAAACAGTTTTATTTATTTTTGTATGCTACTCAGTTAATGCTAGTGATATCGTGGTGGCCCTACTTTATATATTACCCTAATAAATTGTTTGCAACGGTAGCTCTGATATTGTTAACTATATTTGCGCTAGTTATTAGTGTATTATTTTTCCCCGTTAACACGATTGCTGGCGCGTGTTTAATACCGTATGTTATATGGTTATCATTTGCATCTTTTTTAACATCGCAGACGTCCCAATCGTAATTTGTATTTAAGTTACATTTGAATTTGAATTATCACGAGTATGAAATATTTTATCCATAAACAAGTCAAGACCGTAATTTACGTTAAATTTTAAATGATGGACTTGATGAGATTGTTTATGAGCTATACTAGAATGAGAATTAATAACAGTGTTTATGGTTGCATACGTTCCAACTAAGTATACTTGAAATGCTGAAAATTGCAATAGTAAATGCAATACATAAATTGAGCCCATATTGACTACAATTGCATCAAATGGATGTGCGTACAATGCAAACAAACCTAGCGTTTTTTTCATCTCGTGGTGCATTTTATGATACTTATAACAGTGTTTTAAATGCAGAATTCTATGCAAAGTGTAAAACCATATTTCCCCAAAAATGATATTTAAAAATATATGAAATGATTCATAATATATTGAATGAAAGTTATATTCAATGGGTTGAATTGTAAGCGTAATGTAGAGTGATAGTGGTAAATAAATAAACACATTTATAAAGATATTGTCGACCTTGTTAATAAAGTCGACATTTTTATATGCATCTTTATTTTTTGAAAAATCATAGTATGATGATATCACATATAACCACGATGCATAAAATGGAATGATGATATTGTGATTATAATTTTGAGAAAACATGGCGCGATAGTTCATGGTGTTAGCAGTGTTGATGGCGTCGATTGTTGGTGGTATCGATTGTTGATGGTTGTCTGTAGTATGGTTTTGTTTTTTGTATATTATTTAAAATTGATTTTAAATAATATTGATATATAATATAACAGGTCTATAATATGACCGTTTTTTTTCATAAAGTGTTCGAACAGGTATCAAAATTTAATGATTTATCTGATACATCATATTATAAAATAATTTTTTTTTTAATTGGAAGCATTGTATTTATAGCGTCGTATATAATTCAAATAATGAATGATAAAAAATGTAACTCTTTACTTGGAGAAGCGGTTCGTTCATTGCATCATTTATTTATATATTTTATATTTTACGGATTTTTAGCACCAATTTCTATTTTATGGATTATGTTGATTATATTAATTGTTTCTATATTTTCGTGGACGTCTACAAATAATAAATGTTTTTTAACAATAATTGAAAATAAGTTGTGTAAAATAAAAAAGAACCATATTTTTTACGATTTAAGCTATCATTTAATGTTAAATATAGATAAATTTATGTTACATAATCGTATAAAAATATATTCTATTGTTTTTATAATTGTATGTTTGCGATTATATGATTACTATATAGTCAATAAACATAAAAAAATAAAAGTACAAATACACGGACATCGTGGGTCGAGAGGCGATTTTCCCGAAAATACACTTTCTGCTTTTAAAAATTCCATAGAAAATAACATCGAATTTATAGAGTTGGATCTTCAAATTACCAAAGATGATGAAATCGTAATTTACCACGACAAAAATATAAATACAGAAATTTGTAATGGCGTTAGTAGACCTATAAAAGAATTATTATTAAAAGAAATAAAAGAATATGACTGTGGTTCAAAAAAAAACATAAATTTTCCAAATCAACAAACTGTTCCGAGAGAGAAAATCCCTACTTTTATAGAGTTTATTAACATGGTTCAATCCCAGTACAAGAATAAAAAAATAAAAATGAATATTGAAATCAAAACCGAAAAGTCTTTAGACACGGATAGTGAAGTATACCATTTTTCCAATACCCTAATAAAATTACTTCATAAATATAATATCACAGGTGATGTTATTGTACAGTCTTTTGACGTAAGGGCGTTAAAATATGTTAAAGAAATCGATTCAACTATAACAAGGTCGTATTTAATAGAAGAAAAACTACCGAATATTGATATTTTAATTGATTATTCGAAAAAATTAGGTGTTGAAATAATCTCCCCAGATTATAAATTAATAGATAAAAAAATCGTTAAAAAATTACAGGAAAATGGTTTTGAAGTTTTACCGTGGACAATAAATGACATAAGCGCATTAAAACAAAATATTGAATATGGTGTTGATGGTATTATAACCGATTATCCCATTCAAATGAGAGACTATTTACAGGGTTTACTTTAATAAGTATGTAAAATTCTAAATATTATTATCGGCAAATATTTGTTCCATATTTTTAACAAGATTTACTTTATTTAGTACCATTTCTTGGTCTATTTTATATTCATTTATATACTTATTGGGGTTTCTTAATACGGTGTGAATAGTAATGATATCTCTGTTAATGTTTCCGGTAAGTTGAATCGTATGTTTTGGAAAATATTGTTCGACCTTTTTACACCCCCAATATAAAGGAACAGTATTATTTATAAGAGGGTTTATTATTTTCTCTGTAAAATAATGGTCGTGGCTTGTATTCTCAATCGCTATCGTAAATAAATAATCCTTACACATTTCTTCCATACTATTAAACCCGCCCATTATATTTTTACTGTTAGGAAATTCACGTTTATAAGCTTCCGCACCATTACCCCATATATCTATAGGTAGTTTATATTTTAAAATATGGCGAGCAATCACGTGACGATACCGATGACCCGGTGTATATGTTTTATTCGACACCATGATTGACATTAGTTTTAACTTTTTTGGTCTAAATGGTAATGGTTTAGGGGTTTCATAAAAAAGAAAACCGTGATGTCCTACAAATGTCGGTGTTGGAAATTTATCTACGACACCGATGAAATATTTCCCTATATTTTGAACAGCGTATTCGATAAAGTTATTTTGGTTAAATTTTAGAAACGGTATATCAGGTGGTTCTTGGGCGAATCCAACAACATTCGTGGGAGGTACTTGTAAATTTGGTGGGGTGGCGCAATTCAATAGAATAGCGTGTGTATATGTTTCCGTTGTTGTAAAATATATTTTTTTTGTTTTACCATAGTAGTCTATATTTTGAACAAGACATGCTCTCTCGTACTCCTGTTTACAATGTCCCGATACACAGTAGTCGCTAAAAAATTTAACTCTTATATATTTCCTCCTAAAGTCATCTAAAACTTTTTTAAATTCCGTTGTTTCATAGTATTCTTTATAGTGTAAAATTGTTTTAGCAGTGCGGTGTTTTACTGATACATCGCTAATATTATATAATACGCATTGTTGAATAGCCGCTTGTATCCATAATGTATTTAGAATAATATCGATTTCCAACGAACTATCAAAGTTTTCCAACAAATGCAATATATTCTTTTTAATAACTACCGTTGAATTTACAAAAGGGTTTATTTTTAGTATATTATAACGATATAACTCTCCTTCTGGGATATAAGACACCTCGTTCTCATAACTACTTTTACTCCCCATAATATCGATTCTATGATACTTTGAAATTATATTCGTCTGTAACTCTAATTTATTTGATAACCAGATATCCCCAATATATAATAGTGCAATGTGGTTATATTTACAGTGCTGTTCGGCAGTTGTTATAAGTATTTTTGATATACTATT